GTGGTGAGGATGATGCCGGCGCCGATGGCCGCGTGGGGCTCGCCCTTCGCGCTACGCGCGCCCAGGCGCCACAGGGTGGTCTGGGTGCGATCCCCGTGCCAGGCGGGCCGCACGCCCTGTCTCGCGGCGTAGAAGCACGGCTCGTGCGCCCAGCGGTAGTCCGACCACCCGAGCACCATCCCGGGCTTCGCCCAGATGATCACGCCAAGCTCGACGAGCCCCACGTCGCGCAGCGCCTTGGCGAAGTCCTCCCGCGTGCCCGTCGCGTGCCAGACGTACCAGGCCGTGTCCTCGCGGGTGTGGGGGAGCGCTGCGGCGAAGGCCCCATGCAGGAGACTGTAGAGCTGGCCACGGCGTAGGTCGTCACCCTTGATCAGCTCGAAGCCCCCGCTCGGGGACTCGTAGCTGATACCGTAGGGCGGGTCGGTGAAGACGACCTGGGCCTTCTGGCCCTGCATGAGTGCCTTCAGGTCGGCGCTCTTTGTCGCATCGCCGCATCCGAGGCGGTGCTCCCCCAGCGCCCAGATGTCGCCCATGCGGCTCACGGCGTGCTTGGGCAGCGCTGGCACCTGGGGCTCGGTCGGCTCGCCCGGGTCGGGCTCGAGCGAGAAGGCGAGCTCCTTGGCGGTGAAACCCGTAGCCGCAAGGTCCATGCCCATCTTCTTCAGGTCGCCGAGCTCGATCGCGAGGAGTTTGTCGTCCCAGCCTGCATCGAGCGCCACCCGGTTGTCGGCGAGGAGGTAGGCGCGCCGCTCGCCCTCGGAGAGCCCCGAGAGCTCGATCACGGGCACGCGCTGCATGCCGAGCTGCAGCGCCGCTTGGAGGCTCCCGTGGCCCTTCAGGATGCCGTTTCGGCCGTCAACCAGGATCGGCACGACGAAGCCCACCGTCTGGATCAGGCGCTTGATCTTGTCGATCTGCTCGGGCGGGTGCACGCGGGCGTTCTTCGTGTAGGGCCGTAGCTTCGTGACCGCCCGGTATTCGAGCCGTAAGTTACTGTTTTTCATAGGCCTCAGTTATTGCTGGCGGCGGCGATGGCGTCGGCTGGCTCGATCAGGCCCCAGGTGAGCGGCGTGCCGGCTGGGGCGTCGCAGAGCGCTTGGCGCCCGATGAGGCGTCCAAGGTAGCGCGGGGAGAGCCCGCGCGCCGGGCGCGCCGTCCTGATGTGCTGGGCGGTGAGCGTCTCGCCCGCGCGTACGGGTTTGGCGAGGTAGAGGCTGCGCCTGAGCTCGAGTTGCGGGCCTTCGGCGATCGTCGGCCCGTAGACAGCATCGCCAGGCGCAACGGCCGCGGCTTCGACGCCCGCGACAAGGAGCGCCATGCCCTCTGGGTCGATCGAAAAGGCGCCGTCCAGTCCGCCCGCGTCGCGGTGGATTTTCAGGTGTTTTTCGATCACCTTGGCCCCAAGCGCGGCAGCGGCTATCGCCACCCCGACCCCGGTGGTGTGGTCCGATAGGCCCGGGCGCACGCCGAAGCGCTCGGCGATGTCGCGCAGGGTGCGCAGGTTCGCGGCTTCCGGCCCGGCCGGGTAGACGCTCGTGCACTTCAGCACTGTGATGTCCAGCGCGCCAGCGGTGCGCGCGGCGGCCACGGCTTCTTCGATCTCGAGGCGCGTGGCCATGCCGGCCGACAAGATGATGGGCTTGCCGGTCTTCGTGATCGCCTGGATCAGCTGCAGGTCCACGAGCTCGAAGGACGCAACCTTGTAGACCGGGCAGCGATGGTGGCGTTCGAGGTAGTCCAGGCTCTCGCGGTCGAAGACACTGGTAAAGCCCACGATGCCGCGCTCGGCGGCGCGCTCGAAGATCGGGGCGTGCCACTCCCACGGGGTGTGGGCCTCGGCGTAGAGGTCCACGAGGCACTTCCCCGCCCAAGGGCCGCGCTCGAGCACGTGAGCCCGGTCGAGCACCATCAGGTCCGGGTGCCAGGTTTGGATCTTCACCGCGTGCGCGCCGGCGCGCGCCGCGGCGTCGACCAGAGCGAGCGCCTGCTGGAGGTTACCGTGGTGATTGGCCGAGAGTTCAGCCACTACCGCCACCCGCCGGGCGGGAATGGCGTTCATGCGCGCGAGAGAAGGACGAGCGCGTTCGCCGCGTCCTGCAGGTCGCTCGAGGAGAAGTCCCCGGTCCTCGAGGCGTTCAGGAGCCGCGCCGCGAGATCGGGCGCTTGGTCGCGGGCCTTTCGCTGGGCGGCGACTTCGAGCGAGCGGTCGTAGTCTTCGGCGTTGTTCTCGACCGGGCGGATCGTGTTCATGGTGGGCGTGCCCTCGCGTTCCTCGACGAGCGCGATCACGGCGTAGGGCTTGGGGGCCACGGCTTCTCGGGGCGGCACGGCGCGACGGTTGCCGCTCGCCGGGATCCCGGGCTGCGCCGGGATGCCGGGCTCGCGGTGGATGATCACCGTGGGCTTTACCTTGAGGTAGGCGACGCAGTCGGCAAATCCCTTCAGATCGGCTTCGTTCACCCGGACGTACATGTCTGGGTTTTGCATGCGCGCGCGCCAGAGCATGATCTGGATCGCGCGTAGCGGATTCACGCGCGCCTCCTTCACGAACCTGTCCAGGGCGTCGAGCTCGGGGGCGGAGACCGGCGAGCGTTTCGGGGTGGCGCGTGGTTTCTTCGGGGCGGTGGTGGTCGTCATGGGCTCCTCCTAGAGCTCGTAGGTCTGGCTGATCAGGCGCCCGCCGGCCGCTTGGAAGAAGCGGTGCGAGCGCTCGTTGCCTGGGGCGACGTTGGCGAGGATCGGGCCGGGGTGCAGGCGGCGAAGCTCCTCGAGCGCGGCGCGCGCGTGGCCCTTTCCCCAGTGCACCCTCAGGACGAAGATGCCGACCTCGCGCGCTTGGGTGAGGTAGACCGCGCCGACCGGCCACGAGCCCGGGATTCCTGGCTCACTCTCTGGCAAGGTGTGCACCCGCCCGTGCTGCTCGATCAAGTACCAGGCGGCGTAGGGCCGGCGGTGCACGAATTGCTTGTGCTGCTCTGGGGTGGGCATGTCGCGGTGGCTGATGTTCGCCTCGGGTGGGCGCTCGGCGAGGAGCTGGTACAGGAAGTCGACGTCGGCTTGGTCGATCTTGCCGCCACGGTAGAGATCCACGAGCCTGATCATGCGCCGCTCCTTTGACGCACGAGCGCCGCCACTTCCTCCGGGGTCTCGCTCACCCAGACCCGGGCGAGCATCACCCCGTGCTCGAGCGCCGTGCCACAGGCAAGCTGGATCTCGGTGCAGCTCTGCGCGGGGTGCTGGTCCTCCACCTTCCAGCTGCGTGCCCAGAGCTCGTGCGCCTGCGTGACGATGGAGGCGCTCTCGCGGGCGCGGCTCATCCACTCGACGGCGACTGGGTCCGTCATCGACGGGATGTATTCGCCCACGTGCTTCCAGAGCGCGACGGCCGCAGCGTAGAGCTTGTCGTGCAGCCTTTTCTTTTCCTCGACCGAGTCGCGCTTCGTGAACTGCACATGGCTTCGCCCGATCCACAGGATGCGGGTGGCGTCGACGTAGCATGGTGCCGGCGTCCCGCCATCGACGTCTGGGTTGGTGATCGCCGTCAGTTTGATCAGCATGGTCTCCTCCTAGAGCCTCGCCTCGATGCCCTTCCAGGCAAGGTATTGTGCCGCACCTTTCGGCGTGGCGTCTTCGAACTGGAAAAGCGAGCCGGCGGCTACGGCGCTCGCGCCCGCCTCGATCGCCTCGCACATGTGCTCGTAGCAGCCCGCCCCGCCATGGGCGATCACGGGAATCTGGACGGCGGCCGCGACCTCCGAGATCGTGCGCAGGTCGTAGCCCTGCATGGCACCTTCGCGGTCCATATCGGTAAGCAGGATCTCGCCGGCGCCACGCGCGGCCACCCTCAGGGCCCACCAGATCGGGTGGTAGCAGGTAGGGGTCTTCCCGCAATGGGTGTGCACCAGCCGGTCACGGTAGTCGATCGCCACGACGAGCGCCTGGCGCCCGACCTTGTGCGCGACCTGGGCGATGAAGGTGGGCTCGAGCACGGCTTGGGTGCCCACCACCACCTTGTCGGCGCCCGCCTTGAGCAGATCGCGCACGTCCTGGACGCTGCGGATGCCGCCCCCGACCGACAGCGGCATGAAGCAGCCATCTGCCAGCTCCTCGACGAGCCCCAGGTCCGGGCCCCGGCCTTCTGGAGTGGCGCCGATGTCGAGGAGCACGAGTTCGTCGACGCCTCTCGCTTGGTGAATCCTGGCGGCCTGCGCCGCGTGCCCGACGGTGCGCCAGGAGTTGAAGGCCTTGCCCTTCACGAGCGCGCGCCCGCGGACGAGCATCACGGGGATCACGCGCTTGGCGAGCGCCATCAGACGAACTCCTTCAGGATGGGGCGCAGGTCGCGCTCGCCGGCGAAGAGCTCGGGGTTGGTGAAGCGCGCAAGAAGCGGCTCGAGCTTTCCCAGCGACAGGCCGATCCTCTGGAGCATGGTTTTCACGTTCACCCCGGCGTAGGTGAAGGGGAAAAGCCCGTCGTTCTCGCGGATCCAATCCATGGCGTAGTCGCGCGTCACGCGGCCGGCGCGCACGTCGACGGCGAGTTGCGCGCACCCGCGCCCGTAGCCGTATTTGCGGTACATCATGTGGTCGTGCAGCCCGGTCTGGGCATTGTCCAGGTTCTCGTGGCGCCAGTAGTTCGCGGGGCTGGGCAGGCTCTGGTGCATGCCGGCCTGGAAGGCGGCCTTGGCGTTCTCGTGGCTGTCCCATGGCAGGTACTGCCCGAGGAAGTGGGCCTCGATCTCCTCGAGCGGCACGCGCGCCCAGGTGGCCGGCATCTCGTAGTCGGTTATGTCGCGCTCGCTGATCTCGAGCTGCCCCACCATATCGTCTGGGCGTAGCCCGAGAAAACCCCCGAACTCCGAGCGCCAGCGCCGGGTGAGTTGCAAAGCCTCCTCGCTGCCCGCCGGTCCGCCGTACTGGTTCTGGGGATTCTCGCCGTAGAAAAGGAGCGGGATGCCGAGGTCGGTCGCCACCCGGAAAGGCGTAGTGAAGATCGACACGTGCTCGGGCCAGCTCACGTCGCCCACCATTTCGAGCCCCAGGCGGTTGAGTTTCGCCCGCACCGTGCGGTTCGGCGTGACCTCGATCGTGGTGGCGTAGCGCGCGAGGTTGTCGATGTTCTGCCTGCCGTGGGGGGTGAGGTGGCAGGTGCTGGCGGTCACCACGAGCGGGCGGGCGCCGCGCTCGATCAGCTTCAGCACTTGGTAGTGACTGTCCTTGCCCCCTGAGCTCGGCACGATGCAATCGAAGCCCGAGCCGTTTCGCCCGCGCTCGAGCATGGCGTCGAGCTCGCGCCCGCGCTCGGCCCAGTCGATCATGGGGCGCTTGGCGTAGGCGATGCAGGCTGCGCAGATCCCGTCCACGAACGGGGTGTCCGGTCTCGTAGCCGGCATCGGGCACAGGCGGCAGCGGTTCATGCGAGTCCTTTCTGCTTGGCGATCCAAGCGGTGACGGTGATGCTGTCAGCCATGGCGCCGCCAGCCTTGGTGATCTTCGTCACCTGGGAGAGCGGCATCCAGATCGGGTCCTTCTGGTCCTTCACGGTGACCAGCACCGCGTTTTCGGTCTCGCGGCCGAGGGTCACGCCCGACAGGGTGACGTCTGGTTCCGCCTGCGCTGTGACTCGGTCCTTACGCTCATCGCGCGGGCGCCAGCTTCCGCTCCTGCGGCTCACCGGATCCCCGCGTCAGGGTTGGGCAGGCGCTTTTCCAGCAGGAACCAAGTGAGGTCGTCTTGGGGATACGGGTCCCTGTGGTAAACCCAACCGTAACTGAAGAGGCTCAGCTCCTGGTAGCGCGCGAGCAGTTCGCCCGCGAAGTCGCGCTTCCAGAGCAGGCCTGCTTCGCCGCGGTAGGGGACTTCGACGGGCTGGGGGTTGTAGTACTCGGCCACCAGCACCCAGCGGCTCGCCGCGAGCACGAGCGTCTCGTAGGCGCGCTCGAGTTCAGTTGGGGGGATGTGGATAAGGAGCCCCTTGGTGAAGGCGAGCTCCCAGGTCCGCGTCGGCTTGAAGTCGAGGATCGAGTCGGTGTAGATCGGGCACTGCAGGCGCGCTCGCGCGCCGATCGCCGTCTTCGGGTTGATCTCGACGCCGGCGAGGTCGATCTGTGGAAAGAGCTGGCGCAGTGCCTGCAGGTTTTCCCCAGCCCCGCAGCCCAGTTCGAGCGCGCTCTCGAAGCTCACGCCTGAGTAGTGCCGGGTGGTCTGGATGCCTGGGTGCTGGCAGACCTTCCGGAAGAACGCCCGGTTCGCGGGCGTCCTGCCCATGTTCCGGTCGGTGTAGGAGTCCCCAAATGTCCCGGCCCACACCTGTTCTTGTGGCGTATTCATCGCTCCTCCTTGTTCCTGTAGTAGCGCGCTTTTTCCTGCTCTCTGTGCTGGGCGGCTCGCTCTGGCCTTGCTCGCCATCTGCGATTCTGCTCCCGCGCGCACTCCCGACAATCCTGGCCTATCTGCTTCGCATGCCCACGCCTGCAAAATGGGCGTGCTACTGGCCCGGTTTTCTTCCAACCAGCCACCTCTCGTAGGGCAGCGAGGATCTGATCCTGGCGCCTTGGGGATTCTGGGAGACAGGAGAAAATCGTCATGAGAAACCCACGCGCCCGGGATCCGCACACTTGCCAGACAGACACCCTGCGAACGTGAACTGAGCCGCCGAAACGATCCTTGAACCACTGCAACACGCTCGTTTCCTTTTGCGCGACAGTCACACTGGTTCTTCGTTTCTTATAGACGACCGAACCTTCTGCTGCCCACCATGCTGCTGCTCGATGTAGATCAGTGATACTTGGGGGAATTATTGCTTTAGCTACTATCTTCCCTGCTCGTTGGCGGTCGCCGAACTCGCCGCGCCAAGCGGTCTCTTGCGGGGTGTTCATCGTTTCTCCTTCATCGTTGCGTACAGGTGGTGCGCCCGCTCCCAGTCCTCGAAGGTGTTCACGTCGCAGACGCGCTCCTTCGGGATGCGCTCGAGCCACACGTGCGGGCCGACGAGCGGCACGTGGTTCAGGAAGGCGCTGGTAAGGCCCCAGTACCACTGCCCGGCATCGTGCCCGTCTTGGTCGACGCTGTAGACATAGCCGAGGTCTTTGCTCCTGACGAGACGCTGCCAGCCGGCGACGAGGTCCCCGGGCAGCATCAGCGGCGCGCACGGGTAGATGCAGCAGGCGGTCGCTGGCCGCCCTAAATCATCGATCGGCCAGAGTTCCTTCAGCACGGCCGCCATCACGTCTTGGGTACCGACGTCGTTCTCGGCGAGGGCCTTCTGGCGTGGGTGCACCTTCGCGCCCGCCGCCCAGGCGATGCGCGCGATCTCGGCGTCCTCGGTCGAGACCCAGATTCCGGCATCGAAGAGCCCCGAGCGCGCCGCGGTTTCGATCGAGTACTCGATGATCGGTCGGCCGTGGAAGGGCCTCACGTTTTTGCCCGGGATGCGCCGGCTGCCGCCGCGGGCGGGGATGATCGCCACACGGCTCATTTGCGATACTCGACCATGTGCACGTCGTCGTAGCCGTAGACCGTGCGGCTCTGCACCAAGTGGTACTGGACGAAGAGCTCGCAGTCCCGATGCTCGGTGACCTTGATACCCAGCCCTTGCGCGTATCCGCACCAGTATTCGAGGCACGCGCGTGCCGAGATTGGTTCCTCCCGCGGGCTATCGAGGGCGAAGCGCGCCCCATGGATGTGGATCAGTTTCGCCTTCAGGTGGATGGCGTAGGCGAGTAGCCAGTCGAAGCTCGAGGCGTGGTAGTCAGCCCGTGGCTGCTTGGCGAGCGCCGCCCGCGGGAAGAGCACTTGGTTCTTCAGGAGTCCCTTCCAACTGTCCACTACGACCATGGGCACCCGAGGGTTGCGCCTGGACCAGGTGGAATCCCAGTCGACGTACTGCGGGCAGTCGCGCTCGAGATGGCGCAGGCGATGCAGGTTGAACATCTTCGCCCAGCGCGCGTGGTGCTGGCGGTAGGCGGAGTTGATGCCCCAGATCTTCCAGCGCTCGTCGTAGAAGCTGCCCGCCCCTCGCGCGGCGCCCGGCCCAACGATGGCGATGTTCATTCGATCGCCGCGAGGATCGAGTCGACCACGTGGAGCGCGATCGTCTTCGGGGCGCGGCCGCGCTCGCTCATGCTCTTGAAGACGACGGTGGCGCGGGCGACGAGGGCGTCTCTCTTTTCCCGGCTGATCTCGCGCCGCGGGACTTCAATCGTGACCTTCGCCCCGCACTGCACCGCGCAGTCGACCAGGTACTTGCCGATCGCCACGGCGTTCGAGGGGTCAAACGCCACCCACAGGCGCGGCTCGCGAAAACGCATCACCACGCGCCCGCCCTCGGTCTTGATGACCATCTCGGTCGCACCCGTATCGGGCGGAGCGCTCGGGCCTTCGCCATCCAGGATGCCATCGGCCATGGCCTAGCTCGCCTTCTGCACGAGCGTTGCTTGGTGCTCGGCGAGTTTGGCCTGGGAGTTCCTCAAGGCCGCGATGAAGGCTTCGGTCTCGGCGGGCGTGAAAAGAACGTGTCCGATGGGCATCGAAAACTGTACGAGCACGTGGGTGTCGGTGTGGCCGTGGCGAAAGTGGATCTGCTGCTCTTGGCCGAGCTGCTGCTGTTGGCCGGTCTGTGCCATGTGGGGTCTCCTCCTTCGTGCGCGGCGGGCGGCCGCGCGGCGCTGGGCCCGGTTCACCGGAATATATCCATCTGCGAGAGATCCGGGTAGTCTGAGTTTGGTAGCGGGTCGTTGTTCTTGGGCAGGTTGGCGAGGCGCACCAGGCCCGCGGCTGCGGTCTCGGGGGCCATGTAGGCGTGGTAGCCAAGCTGCCAGTTCTTCTGGTCCTTGGGGTGCACGCCCTCCTCGCGCCCGTCAAAGCGCGCCCGCCTGAGCCAGGCATCGGCCTGGGGGTCGTCGAGCAGGATGGCGCCGCCCTGCTGGATGCCGAGGGTCTTCGACCAGTGAAAGGACAGGCAGATCATGGTGCCCGGCAGGGCGCGCAACCTCCCTCGAACTGGCCCGCCTTGGGCCTCGAACACGGTCGCGCCGGTGTACATGCCGGCGGTGAGCCAGCGCGCGCTATCGAAGACCCGCAGGGGCTTTAGCTCGTACATGCCGCGCCAGTCCTCGTCGCGAAAGACGGGCCGCCCTCCCGCGTGAATGATCGACATCGGCACGCCGACGTAGGTGCGCTTCGGGATCTCGATCTCGAAGGGTCGGTTGAGGTAGGCGGCGAGGTTGTCGGCCTCCATGGCAATCCAGCGCGTGAAGTGCCGGTGCCACGCCACCGCCAGCAACAGCGCCATTGTGCAGCTCGTGGTCGTGACGGCGTAGGGCGCTCCGGTGTACTCGGCGAGTGCCTGCTCGAAATCCTTGACCACTTGGAAAGGGTTCATGGGGTCTGGGCGAGGAGTTTGCGGAAGAGCTCAGGGGTGAGTCGGTAGTCGTTCGTGTCGCTGCGGTAGGTGAAATCGTCCTGCAAGCGCCACTCGCCTTCGGGCACCGGCTCTGGGGTGATCACGAACTCCGCAGGCCAGGCTTGCACTCGGCCCGCCTCGTCCGCGCTGATCAGGGTCTCGTGCATCTTCTCGCCGCGGCGCACTGGGATGCGCTCCCAGCCCGCTTCGGGGGCGAGCATCTGGGCGAGCTCGAGCATGGAGCAGCTCGGGAGCTTGGGAACGAAGATCTCCGCGCCGCGCATGCGCTCGAGCACAGAGAGCACGTAGGCCACGGCGCTCGGCAGGCTCACCCAGAAGCGCGTCATCAGAGGGCTCGTGAGGCTTACCTTCTGGCCGGCGGCGAGCTGCGCCCGCCACACCTGGAGCACGCTCGCGCGGCTCCCGAGCACGTTGCCGTACCGCACGCACGCGAAGCGGGTCTCAAGTGAGCCCGCGAGCGCGTTCGCCGCGGTGAAGAGCTTCTCCGCGCATAGCTTCGTCGCGCCGTACAGGTTCGCCGGGTTCACCGCCTTGTCGGTGGAGAGCGCGACCACCCGCTTCACGCCTGAGTCGATCGCCGCCTCGACCACGGCCACGGCCCCGCCGATGTTGGTCGCGATCGCCTCGGTCGGGTTGTACTCGCAGGCCGGCACCTGCTTCATGGCGGCGGCGTGGATCACGTAGTCCACGCCCCGGAAGGCCTGGCGCAGGCGCGCTTCGTCCCGCACGTCGCCCACGAAAAAGCGCAGCCGCTCGCCTTCCACTTCGCCGCGGTAGCCGAGCTCGCGCGCCATCTCGTGCTGCTTCAGTTCGTCCCTGGAGAAGACGATCACCCGCCTCGGCGGTGCGTCGAGGGTGAGCAGGTGGCGCACGATGGCGCGCCCGAAGGATCCGGTGCCGCCCGTGATCAAGATGTCCGCGTCGTTCAGCATTCTTTCCCCTTGATAGCCGCGCTCTTCTGTACCGCAACAAGGTACGTTATCTTTAGTGTGCTGCGGTAGTGGACATAGAACTTGGTGGCCTCCTTTGGGGAAGCGAATTGCACGTACTCGCCATTGATTATCAATACCGGAGTCGGAAGCATTCTCGTAACTCGGATACCATCGCCCACCGTCTTGCAAATCACCATGTTTGCGCCCCATTGCTTACGCGCTATGCCTGAAAGAGAACTCATCGTGGCCTTTAAGACAACACTTTCTCCTGGCTGTACGGAGCGCAATATGCTCGCGTAGGTCGTTTTCTTACTTACCATGCGTAGTCAGCCATACTTCCTCGGCTGCCAGAAGTAGTGCCAGAAGTTCCGACACGCGGCCGCAAATGATTCCCATCGCGTGCATACGCCCGAGGCCATCGAATACGAGTAGGTAGCCCGGAACATCATGTAGGCGGTCACAAATCGGTTGCGCCCGCCGTAGGCCAAGGCGCGAAGCATGTCATTACTCATGGCTGCTATCGATAGGATGGGCCATGTACTTTGCTAAAGTACTAAAGTACATGCGGCGTAGCCCAGAATTGAGGAGCGGCGGCAGGATTTTCACCGGCCGTTAGTGCCCAGGAACTTCAGCCGGGTGACTACTCCGGCTCGCATCGCGATCCTCACAGAGAGCGCCGTTGAACACGCCTGTTGCCAGGGGGCGGATCTGACCGCCTTTTCGTGCCGGGTATCCGCTCCTATCCGCTCGGTCGTCCACGCCTGCGGTGCCATCGCGTATGGCCGCGCCGCTCATTTGATCGTTGCAGTCCAGAGGACTAGCCATTCTTGGCTTTCAACAAACGGCGTTTAGCGCGCCTTGCTGCCCGCCGTTCAAGTTGAGCCTCCTTGATTGCTCCGCGCATCAACAGGGCGCGGGCAAGTTGCACCTTGCGCTCATTTGTTCTGGCCTTCTTATCCCTGCCTGCGCTCATGGTGTATAGTTTCCTTAGGCTGGTTGGCGACACCCGAGGGCTACCGTGCTAGCGGTGGCCCTCACTATTTCTGCTCATTCTCCATATGACGGTTCATCTCGGCTCGAATAAATGCAGCCACCAATCTAGCGCCGGAGCGAGAATAAAAAAGGCGACCACAACCATAATCAGGAAATCGACACCGCTAACCTTGCTGCTCTCGCTCATTTCTGATCTCCATCGGGCGAAGGTATTAGGTCTACCATCCGAAACGTTTTGATTAGGACAAAGCTCCAGTCTCTGTGTGGGGTGCATTCGCATTCCACCAACACACACCGGCGCCCATGACTGCCGACAGGCAGGATGCGCTTGACGCGGCAGCGCATGTAGGAATTGCCGCGCAACCTACATTCGGTGCCCGCCTTGAGTTGGTGTCTGCGCACTATTTCCCCTCTGATCTAGTGCAGGAATCTATTGCGGCATCAAACTGCTCAGGCCCATCCTCAGACCCGATCCAAACATCAATCCTGGCCCCGTTGCGATGCGTCCTGATCCACCTGTACCGCTCCGCGTCACGCTCCACAGCTTCACCGGAGCGATTCATTGCGTCTACGATCTTCACCGCAGCACCCCACTCATAGACAGTTCCAATGAGAACTCCGTCTGCGTCTGTGAGGTCGTACTCCTCTAGACCCTGGCCGCAGGCCATGATGCTCTTGATTGGTAACTTCATTCCTTGCTCCTAGTGGAAACTGCAGCGATCTCTTCCCAATCCAGCAGCCGCAGACCTTTTGCAATGGCGCGCTCCCTGATCAGGAGCATCGCGTCAGCCCACGTTGGCGGCTTGGTGGATTCGTACCACCAGCCCGTTGTATTACTGCAGACGAACGTGATTTCAGTATGTGTGGTGAAGATCATTCTTTCCCCTTGACAGCGCCCCGGCTCTCCGAAGGGCGAAGGCTCATGCGAATAGCCTCTCCTGTCGCTGCGCATCCTCAATCCGGCGGCAAGCGATGTCGAAGTAACGCGGCTCAATCTCAATACCGATGAACTGCTTTCCTAGCTTCGCGCAGGCAACCCCGGTTGTTCCGCTGCCCATGAACGGGTCAAGTATGACCTCTGACTTCGATTCGCGGACGCACCAGCTAATAATCTCCACGGGCTTCTGCGATGGGTGCAGGAACTCACGGTTCTCGCCATCCCCGGCCCGATAGGCCCCGTTCCAGCAATGACGCTTGATGCGCTGCTTTCCTGGGAAGTTGCTCCATGCCATCTCGCAAGGGGCGAAGGTGTTTACGTTGTCCTCCCAACCCTCGGCACGCTTGAGCCAGACGAACCACGCCTCGGTCGGCGGCAGTAGGTGGCAGAAGTAGTTGGCACCCCAGAACAGGTACTTGCTCGCAGAGGCAAGGAATGGCGTCGGGTCGAACGCCTTGTCGTCCACCCATATCTGCTCGCGGTGGTTCACTCGCGGCACCCAGTTGATACCGTAGGGCGGGTCCGTTATCACGCAGTCGGCCTTGGCGAGCGTCGGCAGTACCGTCAGGCAGTCCCCGAGGTACAACGTCGCGTTCCCGATGACTTCCTTACGCACCTTCGCCATCCCGTTTGCTGGTGTTATCTGCGGTGGCTATCTCCATGATGCAATCCTGGTGATGCGCATGGCCGCTCGCGTAGTGGCACCAGCGGCAGTAGTAGATGTGCTGGAAGCCCGGAGCCTCTCCTTGCTGGTAGCACAACTCGCGGATCGCGGACTTCATCCTCTCAACATCGCTCGCTGGTGTTGCGGACCGCAGCCCGATCTGATTCGCCGCTAGCCGATGATTGATCGCGGACATCTCGGCCAACTCCCGCTGAAGCTGCCCGACATAGGCGCACGCCGTCCCGTCATCGTTCTTGCGGCCTGGGCAGTCCTTGGGCCAGTCCGAAAAGCCGCAGATGCTGCATGGCCCGGACTTCTCTACTGGCGGGTTTGCGGACACTGGCGATAGGTCGGCAGCATGCAGCACAGGAATGTCGCAGGCGCGAGCCACGGCTACCTCCAACTTCGCCCCCTGACTGTTCTCCCACCCGGGCAGCACAGCCACGAAATCGGCGTCCAGCACGGCCGGAAGATCGCGCTTCATGTAGTGGCGCATCGGCTGGTGCGTGTCCGTTACCGGGTTGAAGCCGTCTGCGTGTACGTCATGCTCGGCCGGGCTCCAAACCTCGATGCCTCGCGCCCGCAGTGAAGCCGCCGCAGCGTAGAACGCCGGGAAGTTGTACTCGGGGATGCCGCGCATCGGGCCAGCGAGATAGCATCGCTGCAACTTCTCTTTGCAGCTATCGCCCACGGTTGTTCTCCTGAAGATGTTTCCAAGCCCGTCCCGCCCAAATCGACTCAATGGCACCGTTTCGAACGCCGTAGAGGTCTGCCAAGTCGCCTGCAGGAATCTTCCCCTTGTTGGCTAGAACATGCCTTGCCTGCGCCTCTGAGAGCTTCCTGCGCGGGCACTGTTCACCAACAGCACGCCGTCCCTTGGCTGCCATATCAGCCATGTTGTCCATGTGCGTCCCGGTTCGTAAATGCGCCGGATTAACACAATGCGGCACGTCACAGGAGTGCATTAGGATCAGCCCTGCAGGTACAGGCCCGTTCGCCAACTCGTAAGAGTACCGATGGGCGTGGATGTGTTTTCTAGAAATTCTGATACTCCCATACCCGTCCGAAGTTCTGGCACCTTTCCAGTACCAGCAGGTCGCCGTTTTCTCTACGCGGCTCCAAAACACAGGAACATAGTCCCACTGGCAGTAGCGAATGTGCGTCTGAAGCCCGCCTTTGTTGCCGGGCACATTGTTTCCGCATTTGGGGCACTTATGCATCGTTGCTCTCGCTCTTTCCTTTCGCAGGCGGGGGCGATTGCTTGAGCATCGCGCCGACAAAGTTGTGGACGGCTTGATCTGCCCATTGGCCATCGGGGGCCGTACTGTCGAGCAGGTATCGGAGCGCGGCGGCATCCGGCTCGCTTCGCTGTGTGGCAGATTGCAGCGCCTTCTTCGCGCCCATGAGCGCGTCAGCGATCACGCAGTCCGAATCCGTGTCTGGCTGACATGGAATGCGCATCGTCCAACGTTCCTTACCTGTGCAAATGTCAGCGACGTGCCGCAGCGCCTTGTCGATTGCTGCCATCACTGCGCTCGGTGCCTCATTGGGCGAAGTCATTTCTTCTCCTTGTAGGTGCATGGAAACCACGCTGGATAGGCCCACGTACCACCAAGCTCTAGGCACGCTTTACGCTGCTTTACCAAGCGCTCCTCGGCAGATTCGTTGCATCCGGTCAGCAGGATTGATGCTGCTAGTAGCCAACATGCCGCAGACTGGCTCATATGTTCCTCGCTGCTTTAATCCACGCATCCTTCGCGTAGTAGGCGGATGCCAGGTCGGTGCCATTGCCGTCCGTCACTGTGTAGTCCGATACGCTGAATTGCCTCCAGCCGAACGCACGCGGGTGCTTGGCGAGAACGCGGCGCTTCGCCAGAGTTGCTGCACGCGCCTTGCGGTGTGGGGTACTGCGTTGGTTGGGAGCAGCCATCAGTTGAACCCCTGGATGTAGCGCACCACGCCATCACGGTCGCCAGCTTGGGCCTGTTGCGCGGCCATGATCCCGAGCATGCTGAGTACGCTGCCGGGCTTCTGCCGCGTTTCGTCGTGCTTCTCCAGATCGGACATCATGGACGTGACGCCATTGAGCAGGTCGCCTTGGTTGACGTACTCCATCGCTCGATCCTTGCACCACTGCAAATGCTCTTGCCGTGTCATCGTTCCTCCTGCTTCGTTGTGTAGCTGTTTGCGCCGCAATTCACGAAACCTCCGCGAACAGCGGTGAGTCGTTCGTAATCCTGCGCTTTGCCATTTCCGCGTATTCCGGGTTCAGTTCGATCAGGATGGCGTTGCGGCCCATACGATCGGCTACCAGCCCGGTGGTCCCTGCGCCACCGAAAGGATCCAAAACCGTCCCGCCGATAGGGCAGCCTGCGGTGATGCAGATTTCGGCTATGGTGTCCGGCATGACGGCGTAGTGGCCCTCGCGGTACTGAGCCGGGCTGACCCACCAGACCGAGCGCAGGTTCGCACCGCCGTAGTCCTGGTGCTTGCGGTCATCAATGCCTGGCGCTGCCGCAGCGGTGGTCCTCGCGTTGCCGGCGGCCACCTTGCGGGATACGGCTTTCATCGGGCCGTTCGTCTTAGCCCCGCCGTTCGCCCTGGCGCTGCCTTCCTGGGCTTCGACGTTCTGCTGTAGGCGCGTCTCGGTGCCAGGCGTGGATGGCGTCCTGGCGGCCTCGGCGTCGTACCAGTAGTCGTTGTTCTTCGTGAGGTGGAAAACGTACTCATGCGCGGCCGTCGAGCGGTCCGTGACGGACTCCGGCATGCAGTTCGGCTTGGCCCACACGTTGCACTGCCTGAGATACCAGCCCTCGGCGCGGGCGGCAAAGGCGAACATCCACGGCACGCCCACCAGATCCTTGTCCTTGTATCCGGTCGGCTGGGAGCGCCAGCCCTTCGTGTCCTTGGCGTGCGCCCAAGCGGGCCCACGGTCCTCCATGAGCGAGCCGCCGCCACCGTTGCCACCGGATGCCCACTTGTCGCCGAGGTTCACCCAGCACGTTCCACGAGGCTTCAGGATGCGCCGGCACTCAGCGAAGATACCCACCAGCTTGGTGATGTACTCCTCCGGCGTGCGCTCGAGGCCCAGCTGCCCAGGGTGCCCGTAGTCGCGCTGGCGCCAGTAGGGAGGGCTCGTCACCACGCAATTCACCGACTCGTCGGGCAGCGTCTTGAGCACGTCGCGGCAGTCGCCTTGGAGGATGCGCACGGTCATTGCTGCTCTACACTCGCCGGGTTAGTCAGACGAGACATTCCGCCTCCGCTTCGAGTAGTGCTCGTCCAAGTACCTCCGGGATTTGGGGGATGACTGAGTTTCCGAACCTTTCTGTGTCAACCACCCGATCGGGAATCCCATCATCCACTCGACAAAGGCAGGCAGAGGCCGAGTCCCAAGGACAGCTTGCCCAAGCAGGCGCGTCGGTAAGCAGTCTGGCCGCGGCTTTCGCAATGTGGGGTTGGTAAAGCCGCGACTCACCCTGGGGGTAGGCAACAATCCAGCAGCGTTCTCGCTCGTGCGGGGCGCCAAGGGACTCAGCCGGAATAACGTGCCACTCCGCGTCATACCCGAGCGAGGCAAGGTCTCCGAGAACAAATCCCAGCCCTCGAAAATTGATCGCTGCGACGTTCTCCACGATTGCGAAGCGTGGTCGAAGCTCGCCAATGAGACGGCTGAACTCTCGCCATAGGCTAGAGCGTTCGCCCTCGATGCCCACGCGGAGGCCAGCATTGCTGATGTCCTGGCAAGGAAACCCTCCACAAATAAGTTCGGCGCCCCCAACTTGATCCGCTCTGAGCGAGCGCACGTCCTCAAAGATGGGGACTCCTGGCCAGCGCCGGCGGAGATGCCAGCGGTTGTATTCGTCGATTTCACAGAACGCGACGGTTCGCATCCCGGCTCTTTCGAGTCCGAGGCTGAATCCGCCGATGCCTGAGAAAAGGTCGAGGACACGGAGAGTCATTGCCCCTCTACAGCGCCAGTGCCGAAGATTGGGCGAAGGGTCATGCGGACCCCTTCGCCTTGATGAGTCCAGCGCGTCTAGCGATGCTGATGTCCACTAATTCATCTAGCCCTGTACCGTGCAGTCCCTGTTCCCATAGATTGCGGAAATCGTATGGGGTAAAGGTGCGAATATGCTCATATCTTTCGTACCCTTTTCTCCATTCCTTCGCCCTCTTTTTAACGAACCTAACTTCTGCTTGAGTTTCGCGCAGAAGCATGATGGCCGCGTCTTTGGACATCTTTCTGCTACGGGCCGCTACGGTCAATTCAAACCCCGGATAGCCTGCTTTAGCCATCGTGGTTTAACTCCTGTGCACCTAACGCAAACAGGTAAGCGTCTGCTTGTGAGTTTGTCTCGCCGGTGCCTGACCACCCAATGGCGCGATATGGGGCAAACTCGGCAATGCTGTAGAACACTCCGCGCTCGGCAATGTACGGCTCGCCCTTGTCAGGGTCGCCAAGTCTTTCAGCGTAGATAAGGGTGAAGCTCATTTTTCTCTCCTATCGGTTTCAGCACAAGCGCCCTCACAATCTCCTGAGTCATTGCGGCATTGTGGATGTCTGCAATGGATTGGCGCGTTCTCTGCTTCGTCTGCCTCGTGGCGTACAATCCGAGCTTGAGAGAATGAGGACTCAGACAGATATTCTGCAAAGCGTTCTTTCAGGCAGACACAGCCTTCGCCGCGCGTACAGGCGGATACCGGCCTGCCGTTGAACTTCGCACACATAACCATGTGGTTCCTCTCGTTCGTTGGTGTTACCTATAGGGGCGCTCACTTGCCGAAGAAGAACATCCAGTCGGCATGCTTCAGCTTCAGACGCGCCTCTCGGTTTGCGTCGAGGACTTGCACCCATCCGTCATAGGCCGTAGCCGCCTCACGGTGCGTCCTGATTTTCTGCACGCACTCGCTGAGGTCGCGTTGCAGCCCAGTGTCCACCATGATCTGAGCGCCCCTGTTGTGGGCGCTGGTGGTGTAGTTCGCCATGCTCTCGGCCACGCTTTCGTCCACCGTGAGTCCGGTTTCCTTGATCTTCACCATGACCTCGGCTTTCTTCTCCTCCCACGCCTTCACGCGCTCTAGCCGATGATCGCGTTGCGCTTGCGCAGCACCGGCCAGCGTGGATGCCGTGTACTCAAATTCCCAGTCGTCGCGGTTCATGTCTCCGTTCTCCTGTTGATATGCTCGATCCATGTCGTTCCTCTCGTTCGTTGGTTAACCTTACCGGGGCTCTTTCGCTTCGGCTACCCACTTCCGCGCCTCTGCAACAGCTTCGTGGTACGGCTTTCCGAGCATCATGTTGCAGGCGGTGGCGAAGTCGAGTTCAAGCTCCATCTCATTGCTGATGTCCAGAAATTCCTCGTTATCGTCCATGTCCTTTCTCCTGTTATGCGCTGCGGTCTAACACTGGAGCGCCCGCCACGCCAGGGAAGACAACGCAATGCCCAGGATGGGCCAAGGCGGGCGGGCGCGTTCTGTTCATGCGAATCTCTCGTGTCCGTAGCGCGCGATCAGCAATGCCTCGGCTCGATTGTGGTCCATCACGCGCTTCAGACTCGTGGTGGCGTCGGGCCAGCGGCGGATCGCCGCCGCCCGCGCCTGCTCTTTGCTGCTTGTCAGGTTAAGCGCCTTCTTCCAGTCCTTGGGCGCGACCAACGTATGGGCGATGCGTAGCGAATGCACGACCCCCTCGAGGTGCCCGGCGGTGAGGTGCGAGGCGGCCACCGAGCGCACGTCCTGGCCTGGGAAGGCGATCGGCAGCTCGATCACGGCGTGGACCTCGGTCCTGTCGTACTGGAGGATCCAAGTTCTCAGGAGCTCGCGCGTGGCGCCCCAGTTCACCTGGTTCATCACCCGGCCCTTCTTGGGCTCGGCCATGCGCTGCATGGTCGGGATGTCGGCCACGTGCAGGTACTCGGCGTCGTGCCCGAGCATGGCGATGGCGCCCGTGAGCCCTGGGTCGATGCCGATCAGGATCATGCTGCGCGCTGCGGCACGAGGCTCACCGCAGCTCCTCTTGCTTGAAGCGGGTCTCGCGCGCGCCGATCCTGATCATCACCACGCGCACGCCTGGGCGGTTCACGCGCGAGGCGAACTCCCTCGCGAACTGCTTGGCGATGTCCAGGGGCTCGCCCACCGGGTAGTCGGCCATGCGCACAGGCGCGTCCTCGCCTTCGATCTCGAGGTAGGCGCCGGCGCGCGTAGGCGCGGCCGCCCTAGGCCCGCCAGCGGCCTGCTGCATCGCGACGCAGAGGTCGGCCGCGTCGCGCACGAAGACGTCGAGCGCGTGCTTCCTGGTGGCGTAGTAGGGCTTGGCCGAGCCCAGGTAGAAGGCCAGCGCCTGGCCGGCGCGGTCGGCGCCCAGGAGCTTGAGCACCAGTGCGAGCTGGCCGTTCGCCTTGGCGCTCCTGGGGTACTCGGCGCCGTACAGCCGCGCGATGCCGTCTTGGTAGTCCTTGAAGAGGTGGGCGACCGGGCTGGGCTTGCCCTGCCCGGCAGCCTTTCTTAGCTCTCCCACTTCAACTCCCACTTCACGGGTGCTCATAGCTATGGACAGGGGGGGTGCTCGCCCATGAGCACCCCCCGTGCTCATGGTGGGCATGGGGGGCGTGGTGTCCTCGAGGCCCAAGCCTGGCTGGGCCATGGCGAGCTGGTAGAGGTTCGAGGTCTGGCTGCCGTCCTTGAGGCGCACCCCTGGGGTGCGGGCGAGGATCCCGGCCTGCTCGAGCCCGTCGATGTGCCGGCGCACGGTCGACTTCGATAAGCCGGTGCGCTTGGCGATGTAGGCGTGGCTGGGGTAGAGGTTGCCGCCGCGGTGGTCGGCGAGGTTGCCAAGGAGGAGGAGCACGTAGCGCCTGGTGGGCTCGAGGTGGTGTTCTTCGCCTGCGTCCATCGCCCACTTCTGTGCCTCGACGCTCATGCCGCGCGCGCCCGCTCTTGCCTGGCCTGCTTGATCATCTGGGAGACGCGCTGCTTGGATAGGCGGTAGCTGACGGCGATCGCCGTGACGGTCTCCCCGCCAAGGTATCGCTCGAGCGCCTCGGCGCGGCGCTTGGCGGCGGCGCGGCGCTCGTCGATCAGCGCCAGCTCGTCCTGGGTGAGCCGGGTCATGGGGCGCACCATACCTCAGGTTCCAGGGCCTGTCTACTGCCGAGTTGACAACGACAGCGGGCTATGGCCCAATCGGTTCGTGGCGCCGCATCCTGCGGCGTAGAACCTGGAGATACCGATGGCCACCACTAAAGTGAAAATCACCTGGAATGGAATGGGCGGCGAGCTGGACAGCCGCGTCGTGAAGTACGACGAGATGAAGCCCGGCTCCGATTACGTCATCGCGCGGGCGCTCGTCGCGTTGATCGGGAAAAACATCGTGAGGCCCGGCGACACCTTCGAAGTGCGGGTGGTGGAGTAGCCATGACCGCCTGCGCCCGCTGCAAGCGCCAGTTGAAGAATCCGGCCTCGGTCCAGCACGGCATGGGGCCGGTGTGCTTTGCCCGCTCTCAGGCTGGGGTCCGTGATCGCCAGCTCGCCCCGGCCTCGGCCTACGAGGTGGTGAGGGTGGACGATGCGCGCTGCATCGTCTGGATCGTGGACCTCGACACCCTCGGCGCGCGCTCGGTGACGAACGATGCCGAGGCCGTGGTCCAGGCGCTCCACGCCCAGTACCATGGGTTCCGGGTGATCTACCGGGATTCGATGGGCAACTGGGACGAGCTCGTGCACGCCCAGGGGCGCTTCATGGACTACCGGCCGGCGCGCGACATGGCCCCCGGCGGGCTGGTATGAGCCGATCGAGCGCGCCTTACGAGGAGCGGCGCATGCTCCCCGACGACCTGCGCCACGTGCAGAAGAACTGGCCGCGCCGGCGGGAGTACGCATGGATGGCGGCGGCGGCGCTCCTCGCGCTCTGGCTCACCGTCTTCGGGCCGCTGGATCTCGAGGCCGCGCGCGTGACGGCCGCGATCGTGGAGGAGGAGGGCGCTCGGCGGGCGCCGGCGGATGGGTCCCCCACAGACCTATTCGCCGGCGACCCGCGCGAGTTGCACCGGATGGTCTGGGTCTTCCCGCTCGCCTGCCGCGCGCCCGCGGCGCAGTGGATCCACCAGTGGGGCGACGGGCGCATGCCCCACGAGGCGCACCCGGTGACTGGGCAGCGGCCGTGGGTGTGCGTGAATGCTGATCTTCGGAGGAGTGGCCGTCATGCCAAGTAGCGTCCCTGGTGCTGCGCCCACCGTGCACGGTGCACGGGTGGAGATCACCGCGTTGCTGCGCGGGCGGCCCTGTGCCGTCCTTGCATGGTTCGCACCGCCAGACCCAGAGGTGGGGATCTTGCGGCCGCAGTTCGTCACCGCGATGGCGGTCGACGTCGACGGAGAGGTGTATGAGAACTTGGAGCGGTCTGATCTCGAGCCGCTCTTGCCACGCCTGCGCGAGCGGGCCGAACGAATGCTGGAGGGGTAGATGCCTGAGTTCACGAAGGAAGACCGGAACCTGCTCGTGCGGGTTGGGAAGCACTTGCGCGACGAGATCGAAGCCGAGGAGCGCGGCGAGGGCAGTACCCCGCGCCGCGATCGGCTGCTCAGGGACGAGCGCGACTTGCGTGCGCTGCGCATGCGGCTCGAGGCGCAGACGGTGCCGCCCGCGGCGGCGAGCGCGACGAGGGAGGAGTAGGCCATGGCCATCAGGACCACCAACAATGCGAGCGGGTTCGAGCTCTGCCCCGCTGGCGTGCACGTCGCGCGCTGCTGCAGGGCGATCGATTGCGGCACCCGTGTCGACCCGACCTTTGGCAAGCGCCGGCGCCAGGCGTGGATCTTCTGGGAGCTCCCGAAGACCCAGCGCGGAGAGGGCCGGCCTGGCGAGGCGATCGACCCGCACCTGGTTGGCAAGCGCTACACGCTCTCGCACAACGAAAAAGCGAACCTGCGCGCCGATCTCGAGTCCTGGTACGGCAAGCATTTTGACGAGAAGGCCCTGGACGAGGCGGGCGGGTTCGACCTGGAGAAGCTGATCGGGCGCCCGGCGCTCATCAACGTGGTGCACTCGGCCGATGGCAAGTACGCCAACGTGGCGAGCGTGATGCCGCTGCCTGCGGGCATGGACTGCCCGTCGGCGCTGACAGCGGTGATCGTCTTCGGGTTCGACCCGTATTCGCCTGCGGTCTTCGAGACGCTCTCGCAGGGTATGCAGGAGTACGTGAAGGGCTCGGAAGAATGGCAGCTCGCCGTGAACGGGCACCAGCCGCGCGCTGGGAACGGCGGGGCGGCGCCCAGCGCACTCGCGCCCGCGGACGACGACGTGCCGTTCGCTGGCGCCGCAACGTCTGCGACGCGCCCCGCGCTCGGTCGCTCGAAGTTCGACGACATGGCGGACGATATTCCGTTTTAACCGAGGAGGAGGTTTCCATGCAGTTCACGCTTCAGAAGGTCCCCGCTACGCTCGCGCACGTGAACCTGGGCGAGGAGATGCACGGCGATGAGCCGGTGCTGCGCTTCGACCTGAAACTCACTGCGGACGTCGGGAACGACTTTCTCTCCCAGCTCGAGCCGACGTTGAAGGCCGCACTCTACCGGGCAGAGGGCGAGGGCTCGAGCCAGCAGGCGCCGCTCCTCGACGATGGCACGCACCTGCCGGTGCTGCGCTTTCCCTCGATGGGCGTGATTCCTTGGGAGGGCAAAATGCCGATCGCCCGGGTGCTCCTGCACGGTGCCCGCAAGAAGGACGAAGTGACGATCGACGGTGACGTCGACAAGATTCGCCTCGTGCCTAAGGAGGGAGGCACGGTCGAGCTTACCTTCAGGGTGCAGTTCGAGCCCCTCGAGGAGCAGCTCGGGGCGGTGCCCCTGCTTCTGCAGCAAAAGCAGATCAAGGTCTCGGTGCGCCCGAACGACGCGCCCGATACGCCGCCCGAGTCAGCGGAGTAGCCCATGGGCGACGTGCTCGATCTCTGTGGCGGGGCTGCGATGGCGCCGCTTTCCGATCTGGTCGCTTGCGTGGACCGGGAACTGAAGATGCGCCGGCAGGTCTACCCGCGCTGGGTGGCGCAGGGCAAGCTCACCGAGGCGCTCGCCGCCCGCGAGCTCGCCATGATGGGCGCGGTGCGCGCGCGCCTGGTGCGCGCCGAGGCCGAGCACACGGTGCTCTCGGGGCTGGGGGTGAAGCACTCGATCGCGCACCGGCACCTGCAGGCGATGGTGGAGGAGGCGGAGAAGCTCGTCGCCTCGCAGGTTGGGCCGGCGTCATGAGCGGCGGTCGGCTGGGCGAAGGGGTCTGCAGCAACCCGGCCTGTGGAGTGAGATTCATGCGTGCGCTTCGGGAACTGCGTCGGCATAAGCGCCAGTTCTGCGGCCACCCCTGCCAGGGCGCCGTGCTCGCCGGGAAGACGATGATCCAGTGCACCTGCGCTGGGTGTGGGCTCGTTTTCCCGCGTCGCGCAGCCGCCGTGCGCCGGGCGAAGACGCACTACTGCTCGATCCAGTGCGCCCGGGCCCATACCGATCATGCGGCTCTCGCCAGCGCGGGGTGGCAGAAGACGCCCGTGCGCCGGTTGCCGCCGGCGCTGGTGCGCTTCGAGCGCTCGAGGAAGGCGGGCTTCGCGCGTGCCCGCGCGCTTTCGCCTAAGCGGCTTCGGGAGATCGCGATGCTCGGGGTGGCGGCGCGCCGCGCCCGCGGGAGCAAGCCCGGGCCACGGAGAGGAACGAAGAAGGGGCGCGCGCTCGGTCGCTCCTGGCTTGGGCCTGTTGCCGTGCTGGCGCTGTGAGCACTGGGACCACGATAAGCCTCCTTGTTGGCACCCTCGGCTTTGTCGGTATCATCGTTTGGGCGATATTTGCTGCGCGGTGGATAAAGCGGAAAGCCAAGTGTCTCGCTGACGGCGCAGAAGACTAGCCCCCATTACGCAAGCCTTGGCTCACCTTGCGGGAGCTCCGGCGGCCGCGGGCGCATAGAATCGACGCATTGCGGGGAGCCTGCCAACTCCATGCTGGCGAACTCCCGAGATCGCTCCGAGCGGCTTCCCCCTGGTTCGTCATGGGTCGCGAGTTGCGAAAACTGCCGGGCAGGCTGGCAACGTAAATCGGCGGAAATCTCGGGCTCTTAACCCATGTTCGTGCGCTTCAGGGCGCGGGTGTCCCTGCACCCGCCCTGCAGGCCTCGAGCGCGCCGCGGGTGCGCGCGAGGCACTCGGCCTGCTCGATCGCCTCGGCGCGCAGGAGCTTCAGGCGCAGGTCCATCGCCTGGTCCTTGGTCGCCTCGTCGTAGGCGGGCGCCGGGCAGCTCGGGACCTCGATCTGGCAGGGCACGGCCACGGGTACTTGGATCTCGACGGGCACGGGCGGCCTTGGCTCGGGCGCCGCGCAGCCGGCGAGGAGCATGGTGAGGAGTACGCTGCGGTGCATCATGGATGCCTCCGGTCGACCTCGGCGTCGAGCTCCGCGCGCGCTGCGGCGCACTCGTCCAGGCCGGCAGGTCGCTCGGCCATCAGGATGGCCCGTGCTTGGGCCTGGGCGGCCACACGGCCGGCTAGGGCCTGCTGCAGACTAGCCTCGTAGGCGCGGCGCTGGGCTGCGCCTTGGGCCTTCAGCGTCGCCGTGGCGCGGCTGCAAGCCTTGGCCTGCTCCTGCCACTGGGTGCGGGCCTGCGTCTCGGCGGCCTTCGCCCGTTCGAGTTGGACCCCCCGCTCCTGCAGGTCCTCGATCTGGCCCTGCTGCCACCATAGGGCCACGCCGGCGGCGAGCGCAACGGCGGCCGCCCCGCCGATCAGGTAGGGGTTCATGCCGCGCGCTCCGGGGACCGGCGGTGCCCGCCAGCGAGGATCCACTCATCCGGGTTCTCGATCGTGATCCAGCCGGGCTCGCCCGCCTTCATCGCCGGGACCACCTTCGCCTTCAGCGCGGCGAGCGCTGGGCCGCTCGTGCCGCCCACCACTCGCCAGCTGCCGTCGGCCTCGCGCTCGAGCCGCGCGCCGGTGAGCGGGCAGCCGCTCGTGTCGTCCTCATCGTTGCCGGCGTGGATGCGGATGTAGTCGAAGCCAGGCACGCCGCGGATGGTGAGCGTGTCTGGGCCGTACTTCGGGGAGTCCTCGAGCGCGAGTTCGAAGCGCCCGGCCGGGATCGCGGTGCGGTGCTTGATCTTCCACTCGGTGACCGGACGGAAGGCGTCCTCCCGCACGGGGTCTTCGAGCGTACGGCACTGGTAGACGCCGTTCACGGTGAACGTGCCAGGGGTGTCGATCCGTCCCCACTCGTCGCGCTTGAGTTTCAGCTCCATCAGGTGTCTCCTCCTGGTTGTCCGGGCGGGGCGCGTGCGGCCACGCGCTCGGCCTGCATCTGCAGGTACTTGTCCCCGCCGTAGCTCGCAAAAAGCACGGCGAGGAAGTTGGCGACCATCGGTGTGCCCATCAGAAGGCCCCCGAAAAAGCACGCGAACCCGGCGACGAGGCACGCGGCCAGCCGTCCGACAATCGTCCAGCGGCGCGCCCAGAGCTCGCGCCGGTGCTCACCATCCCCGTCGCCGCTCTTGGGATCGATCCAGCCCGCCAAAGTGGGTGCGCTCGAGGCGAACCAGCCCCCAAGCGACAGGCCGAAGACCCACGCCCAAGTGAACCAGGGCAGGAGTTGCGGGTCGGTGCGCAGGATCGACTGCTCGGCCGCGAGCGCGACGAGCGGAAAGGACGCGCAGGCCCAGTTGCTACCAGCGATCGCGAGTCGTTTCAAGGCGCCGTCCCAGTTTCTCGGTTTTCAGCTTCGGGTCGAGGGCGCAGTGCACCCGGTAGTTGACCCACCAGCTCCAGATGTGAAACGGGCTCACGAAGCAGGCCGAGATCACCATGCTGGTCACTGGGCCGCTGGGTAGCGAGGCCATCACGTAGAGGGTGTAGATCCACATCACTGCGGCGAGCCCCGAGAGCCACATTCGGACCCAGATCGAGCCGCGCAGCATGCCGTTCTCCCAGGCATGGCCGATCCACCACTCGGCGGCCGAGACGATGAGGCCTGCGCCCGCGATCGGCATCAGCGCGAGGCCCCACTCGAGCGCCTTGCTCTCGATCGCGAGCACGCGGTGCAGGTAGCCTTCGACGAAGGCCCCGCTCATGCCGGCGACTAGGAGCGTGAGGAAGGCGAGCATCTCCATCGGGATCATGTGGCGCGAGCGGATCCTCGCCACGCGCTTCACGTACTGGGTGTCATTCGGGCGGAAAGTCATGGGTGTCCTTTCTCCTCTAGCGTGTTGCAGTTGTTCAGCTGGCGGATCACGTGTTGTCGCTCCGGCCGATCTCGTACCAGTTCCCATCTGCCTTGCGGATCAGAGTCAGCGTGTCGGTCGCGGCCATGACGAAGTTGGTAGACCCGGACAGGAAGATGTTGGTGCCGTCTGTGATCGTGATGGTGTGCTCCGCGATGATCGTCAATTCCTGGCCGAGCGCGCCGTCAATCAAGTCAGTGATCGTGGTTGTTCCGCCCGTCAATGCCGTCTTCATGGCGAAGACACTCGGCGTGGCCGAATTAGCTAGAGTGGCTATCCCTAGGTCAATGGGGTGAAACGGAACATTGATGATGCCGAGTCTTGACTGGAATGCACTGATATAGATCGGGTCTGTTGTCGTCACAGGAAAATCTAGAATGAGTCTAAAATTCCCTGTGTCAGTGGAAGGAATGCTTCTACCGAACGAAACCCATTTCCATGAATCGGAAAACCGTTCTGAGTCCACGCCCTCAGTACTGTGGTTGGAATACGCAGTTGGCCCCCCGGTAGTTAAAACCTGCCAGCCAACGGTCATTTCCGTAGCCGCCCCATACTTGATCCAGAATCCATACGTATGGTGAGGCCCGTTAAATGGAGCGATACCGACGACGATGTAGTAGACCTGTATCTGGCTTCCGGCAGTTGGCGTTATTTTATAAACCGGGATATTACCCGCGGGACTTACAACTTCTTCAACTGCAACTGAGCAGTTAAATGTCGTCCACGCTGATATATCCGGCTCCGGCCAATCGCTCTCAGTCTCCATGTTGTTGTATGAGATGTTGTCGCCGTCAACGTTCGTGACGGTTGGATACCCCCTGTTATTGCTAATGATCGGGTTATCCGCTCTGGGTCCAAGATAGATTGACCCGCCTCCGAAAAAGTCGTTGTCTTCTATACGAATTCCACGGCCTGCGTTGATCCTTATTTTTGTAGACCCGGTAGACACCGACCACAACCGATTACCAGTGATGCGAATATTTTGCGGTACCGTTGTGACGCTATCATCTGCCCCGAGGACAATATGAATTTTGTTGTTCTCGAAATGGCTGCCCAGAACGTTAACGTTGTTCGCGCTGCCGGTGATGTGCAAGCCGTACCCATCTCCTGAAGGGTAGAACGCTCCAGCAGACTCCGAATCAACCCCGATTAGATTTACAGAGGATGTTGCCGTTCCGAGCTTTATATTTGCGTCCCCGTTCTGCGTGTACGTCCCGCCTATGACGTTCGTCATAATGGCGTTGTAAGACGAGGGCTGATAATCAGCTTGACGATCTAAGAAAAGGCCGTTCTCCTCGCAGTACGTGGCCGAGCAGTAGTTAAGATGGTTAACAACCGACGCCGCGACATAGATACCGGAATTGGCGAAGAACGACGCTAGAACACGCTCGGCGGAAAAATACTGCGCGCCCAGGCAATACAGTCCATACGTGCCCACTGTCGTGGTGTTGTTGCGCCCCTGGACGGTCAAATCACTGACATTGATATTTCCATCGTAGATCGCGGCGTCAAGGGTCGCATCACTCCGCATCGCAATCGCCGCAGCCGTCTGAATGATGCGAGTGCCGGTAATGTTTGACGACGACGGTACGGAACCACTGAGATACTGAGAGCGCCCCGCTCCAGTGACTTTCGACCACGCCCTTAGCTCAATGGCCGCACTGATCTGGTAATTGCCAGCCGGATACGTGACGTTCAGATGACCATCGTGAACAGATTGAATGCCGGTCGTGTCGTCAACCGAGAAATCGCCAGCAACCTGAACGCCCCCGGTGTTCTTCGCGTCCTTGACGCTATGCGCCTCACCGATCTTGTCCTCAACGGTACGCGAGACTTGATTACCGGCTGCTATACCGGACTGCAGAAAGGTCAGAGTCGCTGCATCCAGCGCGAAGGTGAACGCGAGCGACGTTGTCCCGATCGTGATGGGGTTCGCGGTGGAGATGCGGAACACTTGGCCGCCGTTCGTGGTGCCGTTCGCGACCGGAACCAAGGTGCCCTGCACGACGTCGAACGTGCCGTCGAAATCCTTGGCGCGTGTCCAACTGCCGGTGTCGACGTTGTAGATACCGTTCTCGCTGGCGGTGGCCTGGTCCTTGACCAGCACCCGGTCATCGGTGACGCACGCCACCCCGTCTACGGTCTGCTCGCCCGAGAGCGTGAGCGCCGCAGTGGTCGCGGCCTTGCACGGCGTCTTGACAGCGTTGCTGCTGTTGACGCCCTGGCGGCGGTCCACGCTTACAGTTGCCATTGCCTAGTCCTCGGTGATCGAGCTGCCAGTGGTGATCCTCGGGGTGACGTTCTGGCTGAAGTTGATGTTCGGGCTCAGCGTGCCGAAGTACAGACAGCCTGAGGAACTCGCGTCCGAGCTCATCCACATCGACCCGTGCGTGAACGTGCCGGTTGAAGTCGAGACGTTTTGAGGAAAATCCAGGTTCGTGACTGGCGCGGCGCTGGCCTTGGTGTTGCTGGTGCCGCTGGTGATGCCCCAGCCGGTGGACGCGGCCGAGGACCGATCGGTCTTCACCCGCGTGTACTGGGCGTAGCCGCCTTCTGCCGCGGTGGAGCAGGCGTCGGTGGGATCGGCGGTGTGCAGCCCCGTCCACACGCTCGTCGTCCCGGCGGTGGCCGCCAGGCTGCTGATGGCTACGCCGTTGAAGACGAGGCGCAGGTAGTCGAACTCAAGAGTATCGGATTTGCCTGGCATTGCGATGCTCCTTCAGTTTGGCGATACGCACCACGCCCAGAGCGATGCCACCGGCGACAAGGGCGGCGCCCAGCGCGATCAGAAACAGACCTGTCGTGATTGTAAACATCAATCGCTCGGGCTCGTGGCGAACGTGGTTAACGCTCCGGTCACCGTTAAATTTCCGCCGGTGCCGCGGTTGATGGCGAAGTTGTTGGCGGTTTCGCCGTCGTCCAGATGCAGATACACCAGCGCTGCCGTGCCGGTCGGCGTCTCGCCGTTCGCTCCAAGGTCGGCGGGCTTGCCGGCCGAGGTGCGGAACTTGCGCCGGTTCGCCTCCACCGAGAAGTCCAGCAGTTGTCCTGGGGCAAGGTAGAACTCAGCCATGCCGCCGTTGAACTTGGCGACCCCGGAAACGGTCGCGCCCACAGCGTAGTCATCTCCCCCGTCCCAAGCCACATTCTGGTTGTTTACCGTGTGGGTCGTGAGAGTCACCAGGGTATCGTTGATGTAGCACTGGCTGCCGGCTGTGCCGGCAGCGGTATCCCAGGCAATCAAGACGTGGTACCACCCACCTGCTGCGGACAAGGCATTCGAGCCCTGATTCCAGGAAACGGCCACACCGCCCACGTAATTCAGCGTGAAGCTCAGATTGCCGGCGGAGTTGAGAAACAACTGCAAGGGATGCCAGCCACCGCCATCGCTATCGAGCGAGTCTGCCAGTTGCGCATTTAGCGCATCGGGTTCGATCCAGAAACTGAGGATGCCGGTCTTGCTCGCGGCCTGCCCAGTCAATGCAGCGCCCCGCGTCACGTAATCATTGGTGCCGTCAAGGTCTGCTGCGTCCACCAGGAGAGCGGCGGGCTCGGATGTCAGGTCGAGGCTTGCAGCCGCATCGGCGCTTAGCGCGCCCGCGGCGTCGCTGGCCCCGCTCAGCGTCACGGTCGATGCGCCCGCGACGCTGAGCGCACTGGCGCCTACTTGATCGTTGCTGAGCGCGAGGTCGGCTATGCCGTCAGCAGAGATTGGGGCCGCGGCGATGCTCGCCGCGACGAATGTGAGCGTGGCGGCCCCGTTCATGCTGAGCGCGCCTTGCTGCACCGTGCCCGCGAAGCGGTACGGATTGAGCAGGAACCCGAGTTGTCGGCGGCGTGTGCTCATGAGCCGGGCTGCAATCCGATCAAGTACACTTTCAAGCCGGTGGCCGTGCCATCCCCGATCTGGTCGATGTCGATGGTAACTTCATCGTCGGCGGCGAGGCTCGTGTCGGAAAGCACTGCGGCGGTAGCAGCAGTCACAGAGGTCTTCTCGCCGTTGTCGATGGTGAGCTTGGTGGAGAGGATGCTCGTGCCGTTCTTGTTCACGTCCACGGTGAAGATGCTCCCGGCACCTTGGGCCGTGGTGAGGGAGCCTTTGATGCTCGTGAGCTCCATGGCGTAGGGCATGCGGAACGTGACCTTGGGTGCGCCCGCAGTAAGAATGCTCGTTTCGTCGGAGCAGGCGACCGGCAGCATTTCCTGCTGTAGGCGCGCACGCGCAATCGCCAGCGAAGTCGTGCCGAGCGTGATCGGGTCATCGGTGGTGATCACCCACAGACCCCGGTTCGTAGTACCGGCATTGACATAGACCAGGCTGCCTTTCTTCACGTCGAAGGTGCCGTCGAAATCCTTCGCGCGGCTCCACGTGCCGGTGTCGACCACGTAGATGCCGTTGTCGGCGCCCGTGCTCTGGTCCTTGACCAGCACTGCATCGCCGGTGGCGCAGGCAACGCCATCGATCGTCTGCTCGCCGGTGAGCGCGATGTTGGCGCTCGTCGCCGCGCGCACCGGGGCCTTGATCCCGGTGTGGCCTACGAGCCCGATGGTGCGGTCGATCTGTGCCATAGGTCAGCTCCTATGGTAGAACTTTCGCCCGAGCGGTGCTGCCGCCATGGCCCCGCGCAGGAAGGCGATCGCGGCGAGCGCGCCCGCGGCGCCCGCGGCGTACATGATCCAGACCTCGGCCCCTGGTGCGGGGACGAGCATCTGCAGCGCCCGCCCGAGGACGAGCATCACGCCGGCGGCGACCACGTTCGCTGCGGCGAAGAGGCCGGCCATCAGGCACCACGCGCCCGCGGCTTTCATCGGCGCAGGGCCTCCTCGAGGCGCGGGGCACGCTCGGGCGCGGTTTCGCCCAGATCCCACCACCAGCTCTGGCCGTACTCGCGCCGTGTTCTCCTGCGGATGTTCCCGAGGTACCCGGGCGAGAGCGCCTCCATCACCTGCTGCCAGATCAGGTGATCGAGCACCGCTTTTGCGTACCAGGCGTTCCCGCCCGGCACGAAGCCCTTCAGGTCGGTGAGCGTCTGGGCGGCGAGGTGGGTTTCCTTGCCCTCGATCGCGCGTTTTGCTGCGTTCATGGGTTGCACGAGCGCGAGTTCGAGCAGCGGCCCCAGCGTCGGCCCGCTCATCGCCTCGATCGGCCCCGAGCCGTAGCGAGTCTGGTTCACGCTGTAGAGGAAGTCGGCGTAAAAACCCAGCGCCCCGCCGTAGACGAAGGCCGAGGCCCAGAACTTGTACCAGTTTTCGTCCGTCATCCGGCGCGGGTCCTTGCCGGCGAGCATCTCTTTGGTTTGCATAATCATGGCGCCGGCGAGCGTGGTCGAGACGATGATGTAGGCGGTGGCCGCCGTCTTCGCCATCGGGGTCTTCTGGTTGGCCACGAAATCCATGCCGCGGGCGAAGAAAGCCCAGGGGAAGCTCTTAAACTGCAGCGCCGAGCGGTAGATCTCGCCTGGGAGCGTACCGCGCTCGGCGGCGAGCCCGCCGAAGAAGGCGGCGCGCTCGCGATAGCCAGGCGTCACGATGGCGAAGTCGCTCTCGGAATTCACCGCGCCCAGCAGCTTCACGATCGCGATCCTGCGGGCGGCGTTCGCCTCTCGGGCATCGCCCGCTTGGCTGATCACGTTTGCGGCGCGCAGCTCGTCGTCAGTGATGTTGGCGATCGCGTCGGGGGTGAGTACGCTGTCGTTGCCCTTGCCCAGGTCTTCGAGCTTGGCGAGGCGCCAGGTGTCCCACTCGGCCCGGGTGATGCCGTAGTTGCGTAGCGTGCGCACGTCGGAGTCGGCGAGCTGCTCGAAGGCCTTGCCGGCCCGGATCTCGGTGCCGATCGCGTCCATGAGCGTCAGCCCGAAGGAGCCCTTTCTCAGGTCGTTCACGGCCTGCATGCCGGTCAGGCGCATGACGGCGTTGGCGATCCTGCCGCTCACCGAGGAGTAGCCCAGCTCCTCGCCGAAGCGCTGCAGCGCCGAGCGGATGGAATCGAGCATCAGGCCCTGGCGCTGCAGGAGCCGGCGCTCAGCGGCATTCGTCGGGCTCATCATCCTGAGCTCGTTCCCCCAGCGCTGCAGGGCCGGGAGGTTGTTCAGGTGGCTCACGGCTTCCAGCATCGTCTTGTCGCCGAAGAACGACGTGATGGCGGCACTGCCCAGCTTGCCGAAGACGTTCGCGTGCGCGATCGCATCGGCCGTTTTTCTCAGCCACGGCCGGTAGGTCGGGAGCACCCGGCCCGAGGCGTAGTTGTAGAGCTTGTCGAGACGGAGCGCCCGGCTCTCGTAGCGGGGCGTATTCTTCGGGTCGGCCATGGCGCTTTTTTGCAGTGCCGCATCCCGCAGCGTCTGGTAGGTGAGGTTCGGGTTGGGCCCCAGGTGCTCGACCATGGCGACGTCCTTCGCCATCACTTCCATGTGGCTGTGCAGGATCTCGAGGAGCGTGCGGTCGCCGTACTCGCGCCAGTAGTCGATCGTGTCCTGGGCGCTCCTGAAGTGGATCTCGCGGTGTTCGCCATGGCGGTTCGCCCGGGCGCCGAAGCCACGCCCCCTGCCCGGGACGATCTTCGAGAGCCCGTTCGTCGCGATCGTGTCCCAGGCGTGGCCCAGGAATTCGCGCATCTGGGCTTCGTCCCAGCGCTCGCCCGTCAGCTCGTTCAAGTACTTCTCGCGATCCAGGCGCGGGAGGATCGCGTCGATCCACGGGTCCTTGCCGGCCATCGCCACCTTCTCCTGGCTGTGGTGCTGGGGGTGGCCCCAGTTCTCGAGCTTGCCGATCGCGCCGCCCGCCTGGTTGAAGGTCTGGCGGGCTTCTTCGGCGACTTCGTGGAAAACCTGCGCGCCGCGGCGCGCGAGCGGCTCGCCCGAATCCTCGCCGCGGAGCTCCTTCACGAGCGCGACCACCTTGTCGGGGTCCTGAAAGAAGCCCATGAAGTCGTTCCCCAGCGCCTCCCAGGTCTCGGTCAGGCGCCGGAAGTAGTGCGCCCGGTAGCCGGTCGCCTTCACTTCGAGCGAGTCGACGTTCGAGCGGCTGCTGTAGTCCCTGGCGATCATCACGTCGATCGCATCCAGGGGTGCCATGCCACCGGCCTCGAGGGTGCCCGCATCGGCCATGCGCGCGCCCATGCGGGCGACCTGCAGGTAGGCGCGCTGCTCGGCCTTGCCGGCCTCGGCCTCGAGTTCCTCGGCGGCGCGGCTGGCCGCTTGGCGCACCAAGTCGTCGGCGGTGCCAGCGCCCGCGGCCGCGTCGACGTCGGCGCGCACCGCCTTCGCCTTGCCGCGTCGGGCGGCCCCGACGTCTTCGGGCGCGGCGCGGCCCGCCTTGATGTCGAGGGCGGCCTTGTGAATGCGCTCGAAGACGGCACGGACTTCGTCGTCGGTGAGCTCGCGCCCGGCGGCGCGGGCGAGGGCGGTGAGACAGTCCCGGTAGCCAGCCATAGGCTATTGTCCCAATTGCCGGTTGATGTGATCGCGTGCGAGTTGCTGCACCGCGGCGCGCATGAGGGCCTGCAGCTCTGCTTCTTCGAGTTCGCGTTCGGCCTCGTCGCGCCGGCGCTGCTCGAGCCATGGGTTACGACCGATTGCGCCCCCGCTACCCACTGGCACCGTGGGCTCCGGTTCTGGCTCCGGGGCTGGCGTGCCGCCAACTTCGACGCCCACTGCTTGGACGTCGCTCGCCCCGCTCGAGAAGGCCTCGGCGGCCGCGAGACTGGCTCCTTCGGCAAGCGCGCTCGCTGCGCCTTCGCTGAAGCCGTCCCCAGCTTCAATTGTGCCGGCTGCAACCTCCTCGCCGACCGCTTCGGCCGTTGAAACACCCGCAGCGCTCATCACTGCGGCAAAGATAGAAGCCCCGATGCCACTTGCGGTGGAGGTTCCGGTGCTCGAGGCAGCGGCGGCGGCGATCGAGGCGCCGGTTGCAATCGCCGTGCTGGTTCCGGTAGAGGCGCCGGCGCCATCTGCGGTCACCGCAGGAGCATTCGGCCTTATTTCAAAGCAGATCGTGTTGGCTTCGTCGTTCGTGCCAGCGACGGTGCCGCCCGAGATCGTGCCGGGGTCCGAGGTCGGGGTGCCGACCTGAATTTGCATACAGCCGCCCTGCGCCCCGACCGTAGTCGAGATGAAGTCCGCTACCGCCTCCACCCACGTCCCGCCCGTTACAGCGCCCAGACCGGAGTGGGCGTTATCGTCGTCCTGAGAGACGAGCGCGACGGCTTTCGCTCCGGCGACCGTCGTCGTGACAGCCTGGATGGCCGGGTCAGTCTCGGACGAGTTCTCCGCGAAGCTCGCGGCCGGGATCACGTCGGTGATCGTTCCCGAAACGTAGCCCGAGAATGAGTAGATGCGCCCGAAGCGGCCGGACGTGCCGCCGTTCGTCCCGAAGCTGATCGTGGCGCCGTCCTCGTCGCCGACAGCGATCTTGCCGAAGCACCACGCTCGTCCGGTCGGGGTCCCTGTCCCGAGACCGGACGGGCCGAATAGCGTCGCCCATCCAGCCGGCTCCGTTGGCGCGGTCGTGGCGTTCAGGTGAACGACGTGGGCGACGAGGATGTCGTTCGCCGCCACCACCGCCGGGGCGACTAGGTTGAGCGCAGCGCCGTTCGACTCCGTCTCTGCGCCAGCGCCCTGCGACTTGTAGTCGATTGCCATCGGCTCAGGTCTCGGTGAGTGAGCTTCCTGTGGTAATCCTCGGGGTGACGTTCTGGCTGAAGTTGATGTTCGGGGTCACTGTCCCGTTGTATAGCCCAGCGGCTCCGGTCGAGTCCGATGCTGGGTAGACGGTAAAGTGCGTGAAGGTACCCGTCGAGGTGGTGGCGACTTGGGGGAAGTCGATATTCGCCACCGGGCTTACGCTCGCCGCAGCGCCCGCAGTGCCGCTCGTGGCCGCCCACCCCGTGGTTGAGCGTTCGACGGCGACGCGCGCGTATGCCGCGTATCCACCTTCGTTCGCGGTCGATCCTGCATCAGTAGGGTCGGCCGTGTGCAGGCCAGCCCAGAGCGTCGTCGTGCCGGCCGTGGCACTGATGTTCGCGATCGCCGTGCCGTTGAAGACTTGGCGCATGAAGTCGTACTCGAACGCATCCAGTTTGCTCATGGGTTCTCCTTCAAGGGTGTGAGCCTTACTCGGTGCGGGCGCAGGTTGACGTCGCGCGCCACTACCACCATCTCGTAGGCGGGTGCTTCTGTGGCTGTTGGGGCTGGGCGCGTGGCGAGTTGCGCGAGCTGTTGTTCGAGGCGCGCGAGTGCGGCAAGCCCGGCAGTGGCGAACTCCCTGTCCTGGGGCACCGGCTTGTTGGCCACCTCGAGTGCGCTCTTGGTGGTGGCGTGCTCGGTTTGAAGCTCGCCCAGCTTCGCGGTCAAGGCTCGGAGTTCACGCTCGAGCGTGCTGATCGAGGCCTTGGCTGCCGCCATCTCGGCGGCGTGACCATTACGCATGCCGGCTTCGGTGGCAAGCTGTGTGTGCAGTTCGCCAGTGCGGGCTCGCTCCACTTCGAGTGCTCGTGTGGCGGTTTCGAGCCCTTGGATGGCGGTCTCCAGCTCGGCGTGCAGGCGTCCGTAGTCGCACATCACAGCCTGCATGGCAATCTGGCTGTACAGGTCGCTTGGGGGCGCGGGCGAGGGCGCGCGTAGTCGATAGGTTCCGTTCTTGCCGGTGAGGAGGTTTGCCATCAGCCCTTCCCATAGAGGCACTGCGCGGCAGCGCGTACGAGGTTCGCGTCCTCGCGCGCATCGGCTGCGTCGAGGAGTTCGTCGTCCAGGTACTGGCGCAGCGTCTTGTAGGTGGGGTTGCCGTCGGCGTCGGTGCCGACGGGGATCAGGCGTTCGGGGTCGGCTTCGACTACTCGGAGCGCGGCCTCGCGGAGCGGGTCGGGCTCTTGGGGCTCGCCTCTTCTTCCCGCCTGCTCGCCGCGAGTTTGCGCGCCGCCTTCAGGAGCGCGCTCACCCGGTGCTTCTGCGGCCCTGGGTTTTTCCTTGCCAAGGATCCTCCTGATCTCGGCCATGAAGGCCGGCTCGTCATTCTCGTACTTCTGGGCCGCCCTTTCCACTGCGAGCTCGTCGGCTTGGGAAGCGCGCGCGATCGCGTCGACGTCCTGGATGGTCTGGGTGGAGGGCTCGAGCCCGGCGTCGGCGGCTTCGCGCGCGGCGGCGTTCCACTCCTCGGGGCCGCCGATCGCCTCGATGTCAGCCATGCGCTCGTTTGCCAGGCGCACGAGGTAGTCGACCGTCGCTTGCTCGGCCGTGCCGAGGCGCTCGCCGGCGCGGGCCTTTTCGACTGCCCGGCGCACCTGGGCCTCGTTCAGGTGCTTCGCGGGCCGGCTTGGCCAGAGTTCGGACTTGGGGATCCACTCGGTGAAGTTCGGCTGCCCCGAGCTCCTCGAGATGTCGGCACGCGCGCGCCGCCCGCCGATCTGCTCCCAGCCCAGCTCGGCGGCGAGCATCAGGTCGACCTTGCCGGCGATCGCCGGATCGGCGAGCGGGAGGGTCGGCACGACGCGCGCGGGCGCGCTGGGTTCGCCCATGCGCGCTCGCCAGTCTTGGTCTATGCCGCGGGCCTCGGGGCGCCCCGCCGCTCCAGCCTCGCCAGGAGGAGGAGGAGGCTCGGCCTCGGCGGGCGGGGGCCCTTTGGCTTTCGGGGTGGGGTCACGTCGCTCGCTTGCCAGCATGCGGTCCATGACCCCGCGAATCTCGTCGGGCAGATCCTCGGCGATTGCTGCGACCGAGCGGTAGATCTGGATCAGCCAGTCGCGAAACTGCTGGAAGACCGAGCGCAGTTCCTCGGATGGGGCCTTGCCTTCGGCGAGGTAGCGCTCGAAGCCAGTGGCGAACTGCTCCTGCTGGGCTCGGGTGATCTCGCCGCCTTCGAGCTTCAGCCACTTGGCGAGCGTGGACCAGTCCTGCAGAGCCTCGAGCGGCGCGCCGCCGCGGGAGGCGAGATCGCGCGTCATCGTGAGAAAGAGGTGCGCCGATTCATGGGCGAAGGTGGAGGCGTCGGCCTTCTCGAATAGGCCGATCACGGTCTCGGGGCCGATCCTGATCGCGCCACGCTCGAGTGCCTGGAAGAGCGGCATCCCGGAGAGCGCCCGCTCTGGGGGCTTATCAACCACGATCACCTCGTGGTACTTGCCCGCCTTCGTCGTGTGCACGGCGAGCACGTTGTCGATCAGCACCTGCTTGGTGATGATGTCCTTGCCGAACTGCTCGGCGAACGCCCTGGTGGTGGCCCAGTTGGTAGTGGGCTTCCGGCGCTGCTTGCCAGTCGCGCGGTAGAGGGTGAGGCTCGGGCCGTACTGCTCGCGCAGCGCCTGCCTGGTCGATGCGAAGGCGTCGTACAGCTGGCGCGCCGTCACGCGCGCGTTCTCGCCCGAGACGATGCGGTCGACGGCGGTGGCCCGGTCGAATCGCGCGCCGGCTGCGGCTTCCCTGATGGCAGCGAAGACTTCTCGGTTGCCCAGCAGATCGTTGTAGGCGGTCGCGCTCACCTTGGCCGAGAGCGTGCTCTTGCGCTCGGCCGCGCTCGCCACGTCTTCGGCTCTGGCGGGCTTGGCGAGGGTGTGGCGGATGCCCTCCATTTCCCTGACCAGCCCCTCGTAGCGGTCGGCCTCGGTCTTCGTCAACTCGCCCTTTCGAGCAAGCGGCTCGATCAGGCGCTTCAGTTCGTCCACGCGTGCCTTGGCCGCAGGCCGGTCAAGCTCCTGCTGCGCGAGCGCCTCGGGCATCATCTGCTCGAGGTCTGCCCGGCTCATGCGGCGCACGTCAATGCCGTAGGTCGCCAGAAGCGCGTCCACCCGCACGCCGTACTTCCTGCTCGTCGTTTCGAAGAATGCCTCCCAGAGCGCCGCGTTCGCCTTCGCCTGGCCCTCGTCGAGCTTGAGCTCCAGAAGGCGGTTCTCGACCGCCTGGCCGAGCACCCTCGCTTGCTGCTCGACCGGGACGAGGGTCAGGTTCTCGGCCACGAAGCGCCGGGGCGCGACCGGCTCCTCGGGCGCGGCCGGCAGGTCCTCGGCTACCCGGACCTCCTCGGCAGCGGCCACCAGCTGCTCGAGGTTCGCCGCGCGCTCGGCTTGGATTTCAGGGAGGGGTTCGGTCTTGGGCTCGGGAATGTCGGAGACGTCCACGGGCTCGTTTCTCGCGGCTTGCTCAATCGCCCGGCGCACGCGTTCCACGTGGAACGCGGCGTCCTTGGGCTCCACAGGCCTGCCTGGGAGGCTGTCGGCGCCCAAGTGCTGGGCCTGCCTCATGGTGGCGAGCGCGTCCTTGGTGGCGCTGTCCGCGCCTTGGAGCCACTTTTCGAGGCGCACGAGCGCTTCGCCGCCTTGCGCGCGCATCGCCGGGCTCACGTGGGCAAGCCCGCCGAAGGCGAGGCCGAGCAGGATGTCCATCGTGAGGTAGGCCGGATCCAGCGCGCCGTAGATCTGGGCGAGCGCGGGGTGGTCCTTCAGCACCAGTTCCGACGCGCCCCGCGTACCCGCACCCTGGATGATGTTGAAGCCGGCCCCGCCCAGGAGCACTCGCTGCGCTAGGGTGCGCCCGAGGATGGGGACGTAGATCCCTAGGCCCAGGCCGGCGGCCTGGACGGTGCCCACGCCAAGAGCCTCCTTCCAGCCTGCCCCGCGGCGCATGAGTTCGAGCGCTTCTCCCACCTGCAGGCCCGCGACCGTCAAGCCCGGTGAGGCGACGACCATCGGGATCATGGTGAGGAGCTCCCCGGTGATCTGGCCGGCGATGCCGACCTCGTCGGGCTTCGGGGTCCAGAACTCCATCGCCCGGCCGTAGAGCTCGTCGTGCTCCTTGAAGTAGCGGTCTTGGGCCTCGGTGCCGCCGGTGATCGTGTCTTGGGCGATGGGCCCCAGCGCGCCGACGATGTCGACGCCGGCGCCGGTACGCGCAAGGGCGTGCATCGCGCTCAGGCCCGTGCCGCGCAGGAACCCGTCGAAGGCCCCTGGCTCGACCCGGTTGACGGGCTCGAAGCCCTCCAGGCGATCGGCGATCTCGCGCTCGTAGAGGTCGGAGCTCATCCCCTCACCCCTCTGGGTTCCTGTTTGGACTTGGGCTTCGCCTTGCCGGCCAGGGGCTTGGTGGCGTTGATGCCGCGCAGGGTCGATGGGTTACCCTTGGTGCGCCAGCGCTCGATGGCCTGGTCCACGTTCTCCCCGCGCCCGAGTTTCCCGCCGGTTTCCGCCATCCAGCGATCGAATTCGCTCTGCTCGGCGGCGCTTCGCCCGTAGCCCGATGGGCGGAAGGCCGCGCTTTGGTTGAAGTCGAGGACGATCGGGCGCGCCGCGGTGCCCTCCTTGCCGGGGTTCACGAGTACGCCGGTGCCAGTGCGAAAGACGTAGCGCCCATCGCCGATGGGTTCCAGCGGGAGCACCTGCAGTTGGGCAGCGGTGAGGTCCTCGGGGAGCGCGCCCGCGGCCTGCATGTCCTCGGTTCTGCGGCGCACTTGGTCGCGGAAGGTGCCGCTGTCCATGCCGTATGGCATGGGGAGCCTGCGCCCGTTGTGGCCCTCCACGCCCCCGGTGGAGAGGGCGAGGGCCTGCTCCCAGAGGTCATCATCGAGCGCCTTCGTGTCCTTCACGCCGGCGTCGGATGCGAGCTTCGCGTAGATCGCCCGGGTGGCCTGGTACATGACGTTCCTCAGTTCGGGCCGGCCAGCGTAGGCGTCGCGCACCGCATCGTCGAACTGCGCGCGCATGTCGGCTTCGGGCGGGAGCGGGAGGAGGCCGCTCGAATCGGGCTTGCCGTCCGCCTTCGTGCCGGGTCGCAGGATCGCCTCGCCCGCGAGCATGAGTTCGGCCGCCCGGCCCCTGCCTTTCGCGGTGTATTCGCCCGCCACGGCGGTCACGGGGTGGTCCTGGGCGATCTGGGACATGATGCCGCTGTAGCCTTGGACGTCGCCGCGGGAGGCTTGGAAGAGTTGCCCGAGGTAGTCGCGGCGCTCTTTCCAGCCGGCGCCCTCGATCGCGCTCGAGACGAGCTTCGCCTCGGGCTCGGTGAGCGGGCGGTTGGGTGAGCCGTACTTCGCTTGGAGCGAGCGGGTGAGGGCGAAGCGCTGGGCGAGCGCGGGGGCCGCCTGCACGGGCTGGGAGAGGTCGAGCGCCATGGGCTCGGCAAGTCCGCGGCTCACGGCGAAGGTGACGGGGTCGTTCGCGAGCTGAGTTTGCTGACTCGTGTGGATGGACTTCCAGGCCTCGAGCAGTTGGCGGTCGAACTTGGTCGGGTCCTCGCGGATTGTGGCCTCTGCGCCCGTGATCGCCTGGGCCTGCTCCCGCGGGGTGAGGGAGGCGAACGCCCCGGTTGCATTGGCCACCGCCACCATTTGCTTCGCCTCGGGCTCGAGCGGGGTGCCTTTGGCGGCCTCGTAGATCGGCGCGAGCTGCTCGATCGTGGAGGGCATGCCGGCGAGCGTGTTCGAGTTCGCATCGGTGATGAGTTTGCCAATCGTGCGCTCCTGCTGCAGGCGCAGGCGCTCATCGCGCAGGTCGAGCGCATCGAGCCGGTTCAGGATCCGGCCGTGGATGATGTTCTTCCTCGTCTCATCCAGCGGCGATTCGAGCACGGTCCTTTCCAGCGCGCGCAGGCCCGCGCGGTTCTCGCGCTGCGAGAGAAACTGCCCGTTGAAGGAGGCGGCGAGTTCCTTTTGCGTGCCGTCCTCGACCGCGCGCTGCAGGAGCTTGGCGGTGGGCAGGCTCACCTGGTCCTTGTAGGCCTTGTACCAGCTTTCGGCGTAGCGGAAATCGCCGCTCGCGAGCGCCTGCTCGATCACGGCCGAGTGGATCTTGCCGGCCTCCTCCTGCATGACGGCCTCGCGGTATTCGTTCGACCAGCCGTAGCGTTCGGCCCGGCCCTGGACGAGGGCGCGGATGCGCGCAAGCGAGCTCGCGATGTCGTTCGGGCTATCCCAGCGCCCGACTGTCTCGCGCTGGGCCTGGTTCACCGCGCCGTCGTAGACCTCTTTGGCGTAGACGTCGCCCTCGCGGGCGAGGTGGCGCAGCATTTCTTCTTCGAACTGCAGCCGGGCGATGCCCGCGCGCGCCTTAAAGCGCTCCCTCTGGGCGTTGTTCGTGAGGGTGGAGGAGATCTGCGCTTCGGCATCATCGAAGCGCTTGGCGTACTCCTTCCTGATGGGCTTCGTGACGGCGTCGGCGCCCTTCAGCCGGGCGAAGCCCTCGCCTTCCGAAACTGTGAGATCGAGCTGGCGCTCGCGCAGTTTCGTGAAGGCGTCCTCGGCCCGCAGGGTGTTGATGCGGTCCTCCTCGATTTTCTGGGCCCGGAAGATCTCCTCGGCACCGGCCTGGATATCCGCGCCCAGCTGGATCTGCGCCTGGGCGGGGGCTTCGCTCGGGCCACGCGCGCCTAGGCGCGCGATCCCCCCGCCCACCCGCGCGGTGGGTCGTTCGGCTGCTGCGGGGTCGATGATGCGTGCCATCACGGCCCTCCGTAGTCGGCGGTGTCGAGGAGTCTTGCGTCCCCGGATCCAGCGGCGCCTTCGACGCTGGCCGCGTCCGGGCCTCCGCCGCCGTACTTGGCGTAGAGGCTCGAGCCCGTGCGAAACATCGTCCCAATCGCCTGCAGGTTGTAGGCGCCGGCGCGCGCCGCGCCTTCTTCCATGGCTTGGGAGCCACCGATCCTCTCGGAGATTGCTGCGATGCGGAATTGGCGCGCCCGTTCTTCTCCCTCGTAGAGCGCGACGCTCGCGCGGTAGGTGCCTTCACCCTTCGTCCTGGCGAGGATGTTCATGATCGTGGGGTCGGAGACCCCAGCGCCGCTCGCTGCGGCGACCGCGAGCGCCCTGGAGGCGGCGACGTCGGCCAGGCGCTGCTCCTCGAGCGCCGTTCTCTGGGAGAGGGCGATCGCGATGCCAGCTTGGCGCTCGAGTTCGAGCGCATTGAATTCGGCGGCCACGCGCGAGCGTTCCCCGGCGAGTTTGGAGAGGCGCCCGGCCTCGCGGCTCCCCTGCACCGAGACGAAGGCGCCCGCCAGTTGCAGCCAGCCCGCGGCGCTCATGCTAGCCATGGTGTTCGACCTCCGCAACGGCGGCGAGCACGGTGCACGGGCGGGGGGCCTTCGCCAGGAGGCAGAGGCGCGCATCGGTGTCCCAGGTGCCTGGGAACGTGATCTTGTCGGTCGCGTAGTCCGCGCGCACGGTGTCCGGGTCAACAGGGGCGCCGTTTTCGATCTCGGGCAGGTCGCGCATCTCGGACTCGGTGAGGCTGGGGCCATAGAGTAGGCCCTTGGCGTGCACGTCGGCGAGGATGAGGGCGACGGACTTCACGTTCTGCTCGTCGGACAGGGTCGAGGCCGCATTCGCCATCAGCTCGATGAACTTCGAGGACTTGTAGGGGGCCTCGTAGGCGAGTCCTACTATCCCTTCGGTCGCCTGGTAGGCGGCGCCCGCGTTCGTCACCGTGATCTGGGCGCCCGCTACGGTGAAGGTGGCGATCGCGTCCGCGCTCGTTCGCAGGCACTTGCCATTGTCCCAGACGACGACCGATTTGCCCTCGAGGTGCCCGAGGCTTGCGATCGTGGTGCTCGCCGCTTGGCTGTAGGTGACGAAGCAGTCGGCCTGCTTATTGAGCGTGCCCCCGCGGCATTCGGACTCGAAGGCCCATTTTTCCACGTAGCGCTTCGTTGCGGCACCGATCGTGCGCGCGACGGCGTAGTAGACGAAGTCCTCGTCGTCCCCCGGGTCCCCGGGCAGCACGCACCCGTCTTCGATGTCGCCGTCGGTTTCGATTTCCAGCAGCGCGACGACCTCCTCGAGCTTGTCAAAAACCATCATCACCACGGTGCCGTCCGAGCGGATGAAGTGCAGGCGGGTGTCTGGCTGGCGCTGCACGAGGATCTTCGTGATGCCCGGCAGGCCGATGTCCGGGGCAAGCGCCGAGAGGTGCCCGGCCTCGTAGTCCACGCCGCTTTGGCCGAAGGCGAGTTCGTAGATCCGGGCGCCGCCGCGCTGCACAAACACCCCGTTTTGGTCGATCTTCACGGCGGCGACGGGTGCGCTGCCTTGCGTGCTCGCTGGTTTCAGGTTGAAGTTCGTGGGGGTAAGCGGTTCGTCCAGGCTCGAGCTTCGCACCGAGAATTCCGAGCCTTGGCCACCGGCGATCAAGCGCTGCAGCGACAGGAGCCAGTTGATCGTGTCGACAGGTCCTGCGCCGATCGAGCGGCTGATCGGCCCGGCGTCGCCCTCGAACTCCGGGTCAAAGCCGTTGAAGGCATCCGAGATCGAAGCGTCGATCTTGTCCCGGCCTGCCCAGACGAGGCGCCCTTCGTGAAAGGCGACCGCGCTCGGAAAGCCCCGCAGGGGCGACCACTGCCCTTCGGCCCAGTCCTCGGTTGCTGCCGTGCCCCCGAGGTCGGTGATCACTTCGGCCTCAACCTGAATGATCGACGTGAACGCCGTGATGCGCACCACGCCCGTGATGGAGCCCGTGGTGATCGCGAGGGTCGAGACGATCGTGCCGGCGACGTAGTTGCCCGTCTTCACGCCCAGGCGGTACAGGATGATCTGATTATCGAGGCCATCGTCGAAGGTGGTCGACTGGTCGGTGGTGTAGCTCGTCACGTCGAACCAGCTCGCGCCCGCATCGAACGAGCGCTGCAGGGTGAGGGTGGACGTGGTGCCGGTGAGCCCGGTCACCGAGATGGAGAAGGCGCGCGCGGCGTCCACCCCCGTCACGCGGATGGTGTTCGTGAAGGTGTTCTCGGCGGTGATACTCGCGGTGACGGTCTGCCCGACCGAGGTAATCTGGAAAAGCGCGCCTACGTGCCCGCTACGAAAGAGCGGCTTCGAGGCGGTGAGGCTCACGTTCCCGGAGATCGCGCTCGCCGCGATCGTGGTGGTGGAGACGTTCAGCACCCTGAAAGGGCCGTCCTCGGGCTCGTAGAGCACGACCGACCAACTGCGCGCGGCGCGCCGCTCGATCGTGTACTGCTGGTAGCCGTCGCAGGCGACGTAGACGATGTCGCCAGACTGGTCGTGCCGGATGAGGGAAAGGTCGGCCGCCTCCCAGGGGGCGGCAACGCTCATCGCGCCCGCGGCCTCGATCGTGCAGGCGTCGACCAGCACGATGCGCTTCAGACGGCTCTTGAAGTCGATCCAGAAGTTGCCCGTCGGGGTGAAGGCAAGGCTGTGCTCGCCCGCGCCCAGCACGGTCTCGTTGATGTAGTCGTCATCCCCGGAGCTTGAGCCCACGCGAAGCACCACGGGCCCGCGCTCGATCACGATCCGCAGGGCGTGCTCCACGTTCAGGTTCGCGCCCGCCACGGTGACCTCCTGGCGCCGGATCGCAAAAGACGTCCCGTTCCCGGTGAGCCCCATGTAGCCACCCGTCTGCCAGGCGCTCGTCGCCCCGGATTCGTCGGCATCGGTCCAGCTCGTGAGGTCGGAGTCGAAGGTGCCGTTCGCGATCGCGCTCGTGACCGCTGGTCTCGTGATCACCGCGTCGTTCACCCAGACCCGGAGCGCGAGGTCCGTGAGCTCGAGCTTCGCCTTGTCGGTGAGGGAAAAGATGAAGGGGACGAAGAAGGGCACCGCGTCGTCCTTGGTCGAGGCGAGAAAACCCGTGCCTGGGCGCAGCATCATGGAGCCCAGCACCCGGCAGACCCAGTTCGTCTGGATCTCGGCCGCGAAGGCGAGCCGGTTGATGTCGGAGCGCGCGAGCCCCAGCCGCGAGACGATGCCGCGGTTAAAAGCGATCTTGGCGACCCGGGTGCGCATGGACGCGCTACCCGATCAATTGTGTGGTGCTGCCTCCGTCACGGCGGAAGCCCTGGCCACGGTGTCGGGCGGCCGCCCAGGTGCCGCGGCTGGGGAAAGTGGCGGGTAGCGCCATGGCGGCCTTGTTCTTGGCGAGCATCAGGCAGCGCTCGATGTAACCCTTGTCGGGGCGCCCTAGGGGACCGTAGAGGAATTCGCGCCGCTCGGCGCCACCCGGGAGCTTGTGGACGATCCGACCGGCGAAGTAGGCTTTCACGTAGTCGGTGAAGGTGGAGGGCCATCTTGAGAGGTCCAGGCCGTAGGCTGCATCGTCCGAGACGTACTTCACGTAGATCACGTCCCGGTCGCTGAACCAGTAGTTGATCTCGTCGGCGTACCCCAGGAGCGGGTTCTTCAGGAACTCGTCTTCGAACACCCCGGAGGTCGACACCCAGTCGTTTGGCTTGTCGAAAGCTCGATTGAAGCCCCAGTCGGGGGCAATCGAGGGGTTGAAATCGAAGCTCGAGGCGCGCATGGCGAAGTGCCACTGGCCCTGCTCGAGGCAGTAGCGCGCGCCCTCGTCGTTCCAGACCAGATCAAGGAGGTGCCGCGGCTCGACGTTCTCCGAGAGGCTGTTCACGGCCCGCTCCCCGCACAGGAGCAGGGCCCCGTTGTAGATGCGGAGCCTGTCGGTCACTGGCCGACCCTTCCTTCGGCTACGCCGTTACCGGCTTTGGCGTGGCGCCGGCGCCGCCCACGTGCGAGCGGGCGAGCGTTTCGAGCTTTTTCTCGGCTTCGAGCTTGTCGGCGATGCCTTCTTCGACCACCGCGTTGCCAGTCTTTCTCACGATCGACCACTTCTGCGGGCCGCGGAAGGTGATGCGGTGCTGCTCGATGTAGGCCCGGACCTCCTGCTCGCTCGCCTGGGTCTCGGCGACTTCGCCGGTGGTGAGGCGGTGGAAGTCCAGTTGGTGCACGCGCGCCCAGGTGCGCGAGCAGTCCAGCACCACGTAGTTCGCCATCCAGGTGCCGTCGGCCGCGCGCGCGCGGATCTCGTTCCAGGGCCGCAGGCGCACCGCGTGGTGCGCCCAGAAGGCGGGCTTCAGGAGCTCGGCCGGGTCCACGCCCGGGGCGATCTCGGCGTCGTAGCGCAGGCTCGATTGCTCGAAGAGCGTGAGCGCGCCGGGGGCGAGCTGGACGCTTTGCGCGTCCTTGGGGTTGGGGCTGGTTTCCATGGTTTCGAGTCCTCCTCGTCGTGATGGGGTGGTGCCGGCGAGGCCCTCGTGGGGCCCCGCCTTCGTGCACTTGCCGCGGCTTTACGCCGTCGAACTGACGAAGCCGTTGGTGCTCGCGATGCCGCAGCCATCCGTTGTCACGGGGCCGATCACGCCGACGTACATCGTCGCCGAGGTACCAGTGCAGATGGCGCCCATGATCAGATCGCCTTCGCGCATGCCGAGGTAGGAGCCGTCGGTGAAGTACGTGTTCGACACGATCTCCGTGGTGCCGTCGGTCGTGTTGTACATCCACAGGTTCTGGCCCACCACCTTCGAGCTCGAGAGGAGCGAGGTGCTGCGCTTGCCCCACATGTTGCCGCCGTAGACGCAGCGCGGGGGGTTCGCTGCGCTCGAGAGTTCCGTGCTTCCGCTGTAGGCCATGACCGGCCTCCTTCCAAGTTCGGCCCGGATGCCGGCGCCGGTTCAGGCGCCGACTAGCAGGCCATCCGGGTTACCCGTAGATCGTGCCGTCCGAGGTGAAGACCACGATCCCCGCGTTCTGCAGGAGGAGCGCCCCCATGAAGCAGGTCGTCCTCGCATAGGTGTAGTCCTGCTCGTCGTTGTAGCCCACGGCCGTGGAGATCCCGCCCGAGTTGGCGGCATGTCCCAGCGCGGTCTTGTGGTACAGGAACGACTTTTCGGACGCCGTCGCCTTGCCCGGCAGATTCGGGTGCTCGATGATCAGGCAGTTCCGCCAGCGGTAGGCCATGGGCTTATCGCGCCAGCTCGGGTTCACGTCGCCGCCCGAGTAGGGCTTCACCTCGACGTACTGGGCATTCGCGAACTCCGGGGCCTGCTCGAGGAAGGCAAGGAAGCTCGGCTGGCAGGTGAACGTGATGTTCGAGTCCCAGGGTACGCTCGCGTTGGAGAGCTTCACGCGCCCGTTCTGGAAGAGGCTCACCGTCGGGGTGGCGGATGCCGCGCCGACCGTCACCGTGCCGGTGTTCAGGATGGTGATGATCTGGTCGTCGATCTTGCGGTTCATGACCCCCATCGAGGTCATCTGCATGATCTGGCGCTGGTTGCCTTGGCTCGCAAAGATATTGAAGCCGGTCTTACGCACCAAGTCGTGCCACTCGCCCAGCGTGACCGTGTTCTGGGTGTTGTCGTCCGAGCGAGCCGGGATCATGCCGTTGGCGCCGCGCGACTTCGCGGTCTCGCCCCCGGAGCTCACCACCAGGAAGACAGCCTGGTTACCCTTGATCACCGCCTCGGTCGTCACCGTTTCCCGAAGCAGCGTCGCGCGCGCTTCGAAGCCGGCGATGAACTCGTCGCGGTACTGCGTTTGATATGCGGTGTCGGCCATGATGGCCTCCTATGCAAAGTCGCGTTGACCTCACACGGGGTGTCCATCACTGCTGTTGGCCGGGGTGTCCTTGGGAGGGGCCGGCGGCCAGCGGACGGGGCCGGGTTTCGGTGCCCTATTCCGCCCGAGGGATCGCGTTGCGGGTGCCCCTCGGCTGGGCGAACCTTACACCCGCAGATGCTGCTTTGCAAATAAGCCCGGTGGGTGCCCGGTCCACCAAGTCCCATGGCTTACCGGGTCGTCGATACCACCGTGATGATGGTCCGCGCTTACCGGCGCGGCCGCACCCGCCGGGCAAACCGCTAGGCGGCTTTCGCCGCCTTGGCCTCGAGCCCCTGTTGGGCTTCGATCAGCTGGCGGTAGCGCGCTTGGGCCTTCTCGTCGCCCCAGTACTTCGCGTACTCGGGCGAGCCCTTGGGAGCCGCCATCCAGGCTTTGAACTGCTTGATCTCGGCGTCGATCGTCTGGCCCATGTTCGTGGTGCCGGCCGGGACCACCGTGGCCGCGGGGTTGATCTCGCGCTCGGTCTGCACGAGCCACTTCCACATCTCCGGGCTCGCGCGGATCGGCTGATGGTCGGACAGGTACCCGTTCCAGAAGCGATCCCGAAAGCCTGCGGGCGCCCGCGCAAGGAAGCTCTCGGCGAGGTTCTTGTTCAGCGCGTAGTCCGCGCCCCACTCGCCGCGCAAGAGCCCTTCGGTCTTCGTCACGGCGAGCTGTTCGGCTTCGTTCAGCACGCGCTCCTGGCGGTCGATCTCGGTGTAAAAATTCGCGATCGCCGTGTCGACTTGGGCCTGGGTGTAGTTCGAGGCGTGCGCAGCCTTTGTGAAGGCCTCGATAAAGTCCTTGTCGTCGGCGGGTAGTTCGCGCCCGTCGGGCATATTCACCTTGTAGCCCTTCGCCTCGGCCGGGATGCCGTTCTCGGCGCGCCAGCGCGCGGTTTCTTCGGCGGTTGCGCCCGCCTTGAGCGACGAGCGCAGTTCCCCGCTCGACATGCGCTTTTCGAGCTCACGAGCCTTCTTCCAGACCTGCTCGGGGGACTCGTAGCGCCCAAGCTGCTGGAGGTCCTTCTCGACGTCGGTCGAGCCGGCGGCGAGGCGCGCGCGCCAGTCATCCCCCCAGCCCATCAGCTGCGAAGCCGTCGAGCCCGGTACGCCTGTGGAGGCGATGCCGCCCGTGCTCGCCGGTGCGCCAGTGCTCGGGCTTGCGCCCGTGGATCCGTCGGTACTCATTGTTCGCTCCTCCTTTGGCCGATCTTCAGTTTCGTCATCTTCACCACCTGGTTGCCCACGAAGCGGCGACCTTCGGCGAATACGGTATCACGATCGCCCTCGCCCGCGCCCGGGCGGTAGCTCATGTCGTAGGTGGCGGCGGCTTTTTCGATGATCCAGGCGAGCGCCCGGCGCTGCTGGTCCATGTTGGCGGTGCCGCGGGCGAGCGCCTGGATGGCGTAGGCGTCGGCCTCCTCGTACGCGGGCGGGCGCCAAGGCGCGTGGTCCTCGATCGCTTTCTTCGTGGTCTTCGCGGGTACGCTCGCCATCGGTTACTGCGGGATCGCGCCCGCCTCGGCCATGTCCCGTTGGGCGGCGCCCAGGGTCTTCGTGACCTCGGCGCCCTGCTGCATCGCGGCAAGCTGGCGCTCCTGGATGGCGGCCTCGGCGGCGATCTGCTGGGCTTCTTCGACCTGGAGCTCGGTGCGCAGCCACTTCGCTGGCACGCGGATGGCGTTCGCGACGTCGCGCAGGATCACGGTTGCATCGGGGATGTGCGCGCTGCTCGGGTCGAGCGTGACGGCCTCCGCGACGATCTGCTTGAATTCCAGGAACTTGATTCCCTTTTGCTGTTCGATCGCGTCGTGCAAGGGGCTTTCGAACTTGAAGTCGACATCGGCGTTCCGTAGCGCCCGTGGCACGTCCATCGGCGAGC